AAACCTGGTCATCCATCTTCATGACTTTGGCTCCATACGCTGCCTTGTTTTTTAACTTTTGTCTTCTCATGACTTTTGTTTTTAAAAATGATTAGTAAACCCAACTCCTCAACCCATCAACACTGCTAAATTAAACAATTATGTTTAATAAACAAGCAAAAAAAGGTTTTTTTTTTAATAAAAAATTAAGACCCTTATAATCAGTTGATTATGGTTACTTTTAAATGAATTTTTTACTCCAGGAACCTAAAATTGATCTAAGTCAACACCTAAATTGTGTTTGTTTTGGGACTTTTTGATGAGATGTGAGTAGATCCCCTCCTCATTTTCAGTATCATCCAGGATAATTTCACCATCTTTGGTCTCCATATTGTCCAGTTGATCTGTGTATTTTGATGTTTTTTTGCCTTCCATACCTTCAAATATAGTAATTAAATGTCATAAAGTGAGTCAAGAGCATTTCTATGGTCCTTAGATAAGTGATCTAACTTCTTTCTATTACCTTTCTTATCCTCAAAGAAAAACTCTATCCTGCCCTGCTTAAATGTATCTGTGTGCATGGCAACCTCCATACAATGACTACCGTTTGCTATAGCCATCTCTTTGTCAATTGAATCTGCATTGGCTCTGGCTATCTTTTCATTGAAATATGACTTTACCAGTGACTCTGAGTCATTCATACCATCCACTAACTTTTGAACCTGGAAACTTGCTCCATTACCCTTACCTGCATTTGGATAATTATTGACCATTACAAATGTACCTGATCCATATATTGACTTTGGTGCAATTGCCCTCATCTCTTTTATACCCAACTTTAAACCAAGAAACATGTCAACTGAAGATAGTCCAGAGGAACTTGGATGGTTATGTGTTAATGCAAATGATCCCTTCATTTTCTCTTGCATAGACTCAGTAAATTGAACCTTTCTTTTTTCTGAGTCAGTGTGACCCAGGAGTTGATTTCCATCCTTATCAACTACAATAGCTGACTCAAACTTATTGCCATTGGATGCAATTAACCTGTTCTCCAGTGCCTGAATACTCTCATTTTTATCTGTTTGCTGTAACACAACATCCATTGAATGTTTTATAAGGTTGAAGTTCAGGGTATAATTTAATAGATCACCTGATGTCTTTCCTTTTATTCCACCTAAACCTCCAACTTTGTTGAGGTAGTCTTCAACAACTTTATTGTCCCAGGTTCCATTTGGATTAAGTTTGGCTGCATCTTTGGATATGTTTGGTGCATTTGGATCTGGTGCCTGGTCATCCTTTATGTTGTACTTGTTTAATACAAATGTTGCAAAATTGTCTGCATTGTCTGTTTGACTAAGTGCAAGTTTTACACCTATCTCTGGATTACCTCCAAAAAGTTTGTTCATTAGTTTAGAGTATTTGTCCCAGGACTCATCCTCTGTACTTTGTCCCAGGGTATGCAATTCAACCAGGTCCTTTCTGGTCAACTTACCTTCCATCTGAGAGGTTTTCTTTCCTGTCTTTGCCACTGGAACCCATTTGCCCTCAGCAACCTTCTTTCTGCCCCTGGAGATGGTTCCTATTGGCATCTTCTTAGCTTTCTCAATGTCAGTCTCCAGGAAACCCTTTTCAATTGAGGAACCTTTAAATGAATTTATGTTCAGTGATAATTTACTCATTTTATTTTAAGTTATGTCTGAAGACTTTACAACCTGCAGTTACCAGGTTCCAAATTTTTTGTGCCAATATAGTGGAGAGAATGGATCCTTTGCCTTCTCACCTGTCTTTCCTCCCATTCTATTCCAAAATGCATCTTGTCTTTCCTCATTTTTATGCTGAGAAAAGTCCTTCATGCTGTCATCACCTCCATGGACCACTTTGTATTCATCACCTTTTTTAGCCAGGACCATCCACTTCTTACCTTTACTGGTAGAGTTTTTCTTTTGACCTACTTTGGTGAACCCCATTGTTTTGTACCTCTCAGGTATTCCACTACCCTCAGCCTTTGTTATTTCTTTTTTTTTTTCGCTTGCCTTGATCTTTCTTTCTTGCTCCAACATCTCAGGAGTTGGTTGCTTACCTGATCCCCTGTTTGCCCTTATGTTTGCCCATAGGCTTTTGTCAAGTCCCTGGAGACCCTTTTCAACTGGAGAACCTTTGAAGTGATCTGTATTTAATCCAAGGTTTACTTCACCTTTGGATACATCTGGACCTTTTGGCATATAGGATGGATCTGATGCACCAAGGATGTCCTTAATATCCTCAGTAAACCTATTTGCCATTTTTTTAATTGCCTTACCTGCCTGCTTAACCTTTGACTCTTTATTATCCTTTCTATGACCATCAATAACCTCCTTTACAGATACAAATGGATCATTTTCAATGATAGCCATTATAGCCTCTTTGTTTTCCTTAAAGTACGCTTTGTCATCTTCAGTTGGCTTTGGCATTGCATCTTTGGCTGCTTGCATCTTACCTTCCTTATTTGCCATGTTATCTGTATAGCCACTTGGTTTGTTTTCTTTATAACCAGATCCTCCTTCTTTAACAGGGACCCACTTACCCTCAGCCATTTTCTTATAACCATTTGAAACAGTTCCTACAGGTACTGCCTTACCCTTTTCCAGGTTGTTATTGACAAACCCTTTGTCAATTCCTGATCCCTTGAAGTCTTCTATATTCAAACTTAAACTATCCATAATTTATCACTTTAAAACTTTTGTTAACTCTGATCCTGCAATATAATCTGGAACTACTTTCTCAAGGTCCTCTCTGGTAACATTGTCCATCTTGGAAACCTTTTCAATTACACTTGTAGGAAAAGTACTTTGACCTCCCCACTTAGAACTTTTCATTCTTTCTGCAACATCCTTACCAGTGTTTGATGAACCCTGATTATCTTTAAGAGTATCAACAATTTTTTGTATAGAAGGATACCAGGTTTGACCACCCTCTTTTTTAAGTAAAATATTACTACCACTGCCACTTGTCCAAAAACCATTGTCATCCTCATCAAAGTAAACTTCACCAACTTGATTTTCACCATCATAAACACCAACTTTGATGTCACTCTTAGACCCATCTAATAGAAATTTTCCTACCTGGACCTTTCTTATTGGCTGTCTGTCTGCACCATCAGAGAAATAAGTATCCTCCTCTTGATTTGGATTTGTTGAAGTAAGGTTCTCTTTTGAAAATTTTACTAACTCATCAATATTTTGAAATGACTGTTTAGTACCATCTAATAAATTATAAGATCCAGAGTCCTTATCATAACTAAATGACCCAACCTGCTCTTTGTCTTTATTAATTTTATATACTTGCTTGGATGGACTGGAATGCTTATCACCTACCAACTCAATATTACCTGCCTTTACATATTTTTGTGTTTGCCAAGTTTTTTGGTATTTACCCTCTTTAACAACTGGTGAAGACTTACTCTTTTTGTCTTTCTTAACAGGGACCCATTTTCCTTCCCCCATTTTTTTGTAACCATTGGTTACTGTTCCAACTGGAACTTTTTTACCTTTTGAAATATCACCAATAAAACCTTTCTCAATTCCTGATCCTTCAAAGTCTTCTAAATTTAGTCCTAAGTTTTCCATTTTATATTCTGTTTAACGCTTTGATAATAATTGATTTGAATAACCTTGTTTGTTTTGGATTAAATGTTTTGAATGCCTCTGGAGTATCTTTTTTAATTTGTGCAACTGTAGCTAAAAGTGCAACTTTTGACTCTTCAAGGTACTCATAATTACCTGCCATACTGGATGAGGAAAAGGCAATTGCCTGGTCCAATGGATCCTTTATTTTCTTTAACTTAACAACCTCTTTTGCCAGTTCAGCCTTATCCTTGTCATCACCTTCAAGAGCCTCATTTATTTGCTTGTCTGACATATCGTTAAGGTTCTCTCTCACATAGTCCATATCTTCATCAAACTGTGCCTTAAGATCTGGATCTGTTTTATTCCAGTCTACAGTCTTAGTGGATGCAAGTGTATCAATATTTTTTTGATCAGCCTTTGACTGTGACTTATAGCCTGGATCACTTTGATGCTTGCCACCTTTATAGTCCTGTGGATTTGCACCTCCCTCAGTGATCACATCTTTTGGAGTTTCTTTCTTTTTTGAAGGTTTGCTGCTACCTGGTTCATCTTTCCAATCCTTTGGATTAATAGGCATCTTTTCATCCTTCTTACCTCCAGACTTTTTTGCATCCTGCTCCTTCTTATACTTATCAAATGGTTTGTATAGATCAGTTCCTGGTCCATCACTACCATCTAATACCTTTTGTGGTTTTTGACCTCCATCTGTATAGTTACCCTTCAATGCTTGCTTTACTGCAGAACCCAGAGTTTTGTGGTCTCCAAAGATCAGCATGTCTTCTCCTTTTGGACCTGCCTGGTATTCACTAACTTCATACTTATCACCATCAAATATGATCTGCATTCCTGCCATGTCCTTATTCTTACCATTCACATCAATAATGACATCTGTATTTTTACCAAATGAAACATCATCTGCTTTCATACTAACATCTTTGACACCTGATGCCTGGATCATGGCAGCCATCTTCTCATTCATTGCTGCAATATCTACCTTCTTTTTTTCTTTAGTCTCTTTTGATTTAGCCTCTTTTTTGGATGCTGTCCTGGACTTCTTTTCATTAGTTAACTTTTTTAAGTCAGCTACTGTTTTATTCTTAGATCCATCTGCAAAGGATGCTTTATCATTTGCTGACTTTGCCTCTTTTATTGCTGAGTTAAGTTCTTTGTCGCTCATTCCACTTGCACCAGATCCTCCCTCTTTGGACCCTCCAGAACTATTTGATCCTGATGAACTAACAGTTTTAACATTGTCTCCATCCTTACCATAGACCTTACCTGCCTTTACATTACCTTTACCATCAAGGTACACATGCCTACCATCAATAGTAACCCAATTACCAGGTCCCAAAGGTCCCAGTTTTTTAGCTTTTTCAATTTCATCAATACTTGGTTTTTCATGTACATACCCCAATTTGGACATCCTTTCATGATCCTGCTTTTTTTCAGCCTTATAACCCTTACCTGTTTTAGGATCATACATTATATGTGGTTTGAAACCCTCTGCCTTTTCAATTTCATCTTGGAATGATTTGGCAATTTCAGAACCTTTGAAGTCTTCAAATCCAAGTGATAAATTACTATTGTCCATTTTAATTATTTTTAAGCATTATTTTTGACTTTGGATTCCAAAGTTTTATTTCTTTCTTTATTATCTTTCTCATCCTGGCACTGTGAGAATAATCTGCATCAATTTGCTTTTTTAATTTTTTATAAATAGAGTCAATGTAATTGTACATAGCCTTTCTTTCAATTTTCTCTGACTTGTATAGCCTTCCAAGTTCTATGTGGACCTCATCATTATCAACTGACATCTTATCTGAAAGTAGTGATCTAAAACTAATCCTTTGACTTTCCTTATGCTTATACTCAGCCTCTTTTTTGCTGTCATACTCCTCAAAATGGCTCTCAACATAATCCTCCAGGAATGGCTCCCCAAAAAACCACATGGCTGTACATAATGCAACCATCATTCCAACGAACTTACCTAAAAACATTAATGTTTTTATGGCTCCTGTTATATGCTTTTCATCTGCCAATTAATCAATTTTTATACATGTGCAAACCATACCACCACCTTTCAAACCTGTAAGGTATAGCCTTTCTTTTATGTAAGATCCATCTTTACACAAACCAACCTTTTTACCATGCCAACTTCCCTCTTTGTTAATTATCAAACTAACCTCATTCTTAATGTCCTGGATCTGATCATCATCATAAAGGATCTCCCAAGACTTTCCTGTTAGTTCACCTGGACCGTACTTGTACATTTCCTCATGAACTCTATTTAACCAGACAAACTTTCCATCCCTGTCCAATATGGCTATGCCCTCACTGGATGAGTCAAGTGCTGAGGTTAGCCTGTCAACTAAGCACATTTGCTTAGAGATCTCATGAGTCAACTCTCTTATCCTATCAATCTTCTCACACATTCTTAATTGAATATCTTATCCTTAAATGCCATAATTAATGCCCACATTACCTGTGCAGCTATAAACAACCAGGTTGCACCTGTCCATCTCTCTTTTTGCTTATAAATTTCATCCTTACCCTCTTTCATTTGGGCAGGACTCCAAACATCATTTACCATATTTTTCCAGGAAGATAGGTCCTTTATTTTTTCCTGATTACTCTCAAGTTTTGTGAGTCTTGAGTGTACGGTATCCAGGGACTTTCTTATTTCCCTTTGCTCCTTTTGTAGATCATCCAACTTAGTCAATACAAGATGGCTATACTCACCCCAACCATTTTGCAAATTATTTTGTCCAGTGCTCATTTTGGTTAAATGTTAATTTTAGTCTCTGCACCCAACTCCCTTTGTGTGAATTTATTTAACTCTTCAATAAAAGGATTTGCATCTTGAGACTTTTCATACTGAGTTAACTCAGCCTCTCTTGCTGCTATAGGATCCTCCTCTTGATCACCTCCCTCAAACTCTCCTACTGCAGAATCTGACATCTCATTCTCCATAGACTCCATTTGTTTCATCTGGATCCATACTGGATTTAACAACATGTCATCATCTGAAAGTTTTCCAAGTTCATGTTTCTCTCTTAATTCATTAAGTCCCATGAAAGATTGACCTCTTTTGATGTCCAACTCTAACTCTTTTTGTTCACTGTCTGTATCTAATCCTACAAATACCAACTCTAACTCTGGATTCCTTGGATTGACCCAATATTTATTTAACCAGGTTTGATAAGATCTCAACAAAGGTTTTAATCCTTTGTCTCTTGAGTACTTAACCTTTTCCTCTGTATTCTCTCCACTTAATCCTGGCTTTGAATTAACAAAGTCAAAGATCTCTGTTGGATCTATTTTATAAAGAGCACATGACACCTTAATAAGGTATTCCTGCCATTGGCTAAATTCCATGTCTCTGTTACTACTCTGCAGGTTTATGAAGTCAACATTTTCACCATCAATAATTGGCACCTTATGAGCATTAGCTACTGAAGTTGTTGTTGAATGCCATTCCTGTCTAAATTCTTTTAGCCTGGCTGCATTAACATTTCCTGATACTTTTAAGATTCCTTTTGGAGATGACCCCTGGCTAAAAAACTTACCATTATAAGAGTCACTGTTTAACATCCAGGTTACAACATTCATTAACTCTTCCAACTCTGAGTTACCATACCCATTATTGTGAATGTTTGAACTTGGATTCCTTACACCAAAACATAACTCCCATGGATAATATTCCGTTTTTATGTTTTGGTCCAGGACCTGAACATAGGATGGATAGTAACCGTTTATTTGCTTTCTTGACCCTCTGTACTCATCATCATCAATTGAGTCTGCTACCCTTACGGTTGCACCATCAACTGCCATCATTTCTATTGGTATCCCTTTTCTGTTTCTGATTATCTCAAATGTACCCTGGTCCAATGCCAGGCAATCAGGAATAAATTTTCTGGTCAGTGAGTCAAGTGAATCTCCATGCCATGCATTATAGTCAGATCCACAATTCAATATGGATTCTGTCATGTCATTGATAGCCTTGTCATCCTCCTTAGACATTTTTTCAACCTTATCTGAAAAGTAGTTTGTTCTTTTTTTTCTAATTACAAACCCTGGTTGAAACTTGCTTGTCTGTGGAGTTGTAAACTCTGATATTTGCTCAACCCTTGTTTTTATTATGGCTGAGATAATAGGAGTCTTTGCCATTGCTCTCAATGTAGCATAGGTCAGAGGTACAAGTTTGTTCTTATACCCATCTCCCTGGTATCTGTTATTTGGATCAAAGATAACAGACTTAACACCTGATGCTTTTCTGTTTTCTACATCCTCAAGGTACATTTGAGCCTTTAAGATCTGATCTGGATCATTTGATTCCATCCAGGATTTAACAACCAACCCCTTTTGAATGTCCAGTTTTCTCTTTTCCAGTTCAAATTGTGCCAAGTTATCAATTTGACTACTGGTCATCTTTAAGATTTTGTGTAAACTAATACTTCTTTACCATCTATATTTCTGGTTTCCTTTTTTAAGGAACTAATTTGATCAAGTGACTTTTCAAGTGACTCATCATTCATTTCACCATTATCAATGGATTTGAATAAGTCCTCTTTGTACTTATCCAAACCATCCTGAGTAATAAAAAAGTCCTTTTCAGAATCCTCTGATTTTTCAATACTTTCACTTGGTTGATCACCTTCACTAAAAAACCTATCCTTAAGAGCCTTTCTTGACTCTGCATTGGCTTTTTTTATTTCGTTTGCTGATAACATAATTTTTTGATTTATTTTTAATATTATATACTAATATTAAATATAACAAAATTCTACTTACCAAATAGGTTTCTCATATATTAAATTCAAGTGAGGATTAAACTGGATCTCCTCTATGATGTCCTCATAAAGTGAATTACCCTTCTCTACCTGGAAAGACATTTTGCCAAGCCTGTAAAAAAATTCCTGGTATTTGTGCAGTGGTGATTTGACTGGAAATGGAACCACATCCAGGACATCTACAACTATAAGCATGTAAGTTGGTACTGGCTTTTTGTATTCCTTTTTTACCATTTCTGGATCTGGTGATATTCTCCTTAACTCAATAAGTACCTTTTGGATGGCTATAGTTGAACCTCTGTGATCTCTTTGAATGATCCCCAGGTCCATTAACATCTGTTTAGCAATAAGTCTGGACCCTACATCTGAAACAGTTAATGCATTAAAGCATGCCCTCTTAAGGTATTTTATTTGACCATCTGATAGGCTGTGCAGTAGACCGTAGGATATTTTCACAGAAAATTTTTGACCCTAAAATATAAATAAATTTTCTTTATACCTACATCTATCTTCTAAATACTCTCTTGACCTTCAGGAATGCAATAATAATGTGAGCCATTATTGGATAGTTCCAACACAATGCAAACCCTTTCCAGTAGCACCTCCCCTTTGACCTGGCATAATTTGCACCTGCAACCGATACCAGGTAGTGGATGTTAACCAGTCCCAACATGATCCAATTACCATTGTAAAGAGTTACCACCATGCATACAATGCTTAAGGCAGTGAATAAAACAGTTAATATTTTAGCTATAGTCTTCATATCAAAAATAATCATAGCACCATATAGGAGTATATGGACCCACATAGGCACCTGCAATATTGTAATTAAAATGATCCATGGCATCCTCCTGAGTCATTTCATCATTTTCTGTTAAGATCTTAAAAATTAAAGTCACTGAGTAGATCAACCTCATGCTATTGTCATCTATTCCAATTATGGCATCATCAAGACCATCTGCCTTAAGAGTTTCATGACCCTCAAGGTCCTCATACCTATCCAGGATAGCATCAAATATTTCTGACATACATTAATAATGTTTTTCTATTATATGAAATGCAGAGCCACCCTCACCAGGTTCTAACTCTGCATTGTCTAAATTAGTTTTTTTATTTTTACCCTTCAAATAAATTTTATCAATTACCTCCAGGATATAATCTCTTTCCTCCTCAACAACATTCTGAGGATCTTTAAGCAAACTTATCATACCCTTCCCTCCAAGTTTATCTCTCCAATAGTAACCTCGTTTAGACACTGCTCTATTTGCAAAAATGTCATTTTGCATGATGAGGTATATGTGTTAAATTTTTGCATGTCTCCTGTTCTTGTTAAAAACTGCATAGCCTGTATTTGGTTAAAAGTAAACTTCTTTTCACCCTCGCTCTCTGGGAACAATGTTTTACCTATTCTTTCCATCCTTTCTAATTTTGACCTGGTTGCTCTTTCCTCTTTAAATAATTTGTTCCCTATCCTTTCCAATTTATGATCCTTATTACTGTTGTACATTTTATAAATTTTTAATGATTAATACTACTTGACTATTTTATTCTTTCCTTAAGGTCCTTAATTCTTTCCTTATAATCCTTAACCTCTTTTTTATAGCTAACCAACAACCTTTTTACTGCTGACCATGCTTGCTCTTGTCTGAAGGCAGTGAAGACCTCCTCAGTGACCTCTTTAGTGACTTTCCTGTGACAACCTTTAGAAAAAATACGTTCACCTATTACCCAAACAAACTGTCCTTTATCATCCACACGTTGAAGACCCTCCTCTTTTCTATGTCTCACCTCATCCAGGATGCTTATGTCAGTTTGCTTTTTTGTCCTGGACTTAAATTCCTCCACCTTACCCTGTGAATCTTTAAGTCTTCTCAGGTACCCTTCCAATTGTCTTTTAGCAATTTTCTTTTCCTGGATCAACTTTTGCTGTTGCTTAAGTTCCTTAGTAAGTGATTTGTCAACCTTAACCTTTGGCAAAGATGTTTGGATCAGGTACCTTATGTGTAAGCATTGGATGTCATAACCACCTGCATAAATACTTTGAGTCTCAAAGTATTCCTCTTTACCACCTCTTTTAAAGTATCCAGTGCCCTGAAGTAAACCGTTCCTTACCTTCATATCACACCTTAAAAACTTGTCAGTCTTAACAACCACCTTTCCCAGTGCCCTTACCAGGTCAATCACACATGAAATTGCTGTATCCTGGTAGTTCAATTCATCCCACTCAATAAAAATCTGATCTCTCTTTTGAAAAGCCTCTATTTGATGCTGCCTTACTCTCTCAGTATAAACCTTGATCAAATCAAATTGATCCTTGATTATAGCATCTATAACTGGAACCCCACTCTTATAGATTTTACTGTAAATTAACTGTCTCATAACTATCTCTCTTAATTAGAATGCTAATATAAGCATTAAACTAATAAGTTTAACAATTAAATGCAATTATTTTCAATTATTTTATTTTTTCTTTATGACTCTTGGTTTTCTTTTAGCCTTGACACTTGGCTTTTTAGCCTTAGCCTCAACTACTTTTGTCAGTGCCTTGTTTCTCTCAACCTTATCTTTCTGCTCCTTTAGCTTTGCCAGGATCCTTTCCTTTACTGACATGACTTCTTTTTTATCTTTATCATTTACAGAAACAACCTCAACATATTTAGCCTCTTCTATCTCTATGTTTTCATGCTCTTTCTCAATTCTACCAAAGTCATATACCATAGAAGATGGGTATTGTATTTCCTGGTAGTCTGACTCTCCCTCTGCCTGGACAAATCCTGTAAACTTTCTATAATAGCTATTGTGTAGCCTGTGAAGGATCAATTTTGGATTTACCTTTAACCTTGCACATAGCCTGGAGACAATAAGATCATTTATATTTAGGTATTTGATCATCTCCTGGTTAACATGGTTCTGGATGCCAATTTCATTCTGGACAGATAGAGATCCATCTATTGTCAACTTATTACCCTCTATCTCTTTTCTGATCTGCTCAACTATTTTCAATAATTGGTTTTCATCATCCCTGGAACTGGAACCATCATATTTTTGTTTTCTGGTCTGGTACATGTATGTTAACTCATCCAACCTGGACCTCTTATGACCCAACCTTACATTACTGTGATCACCTGCATACTTTTCTCTTAGTTCTGCTATATACTCTACATTCTTATTTTTAAACTCAATTACCCAGTTATATGTAAGGTTTGACAGACCCCAGTGCTGTGTTGCAATTTGATGCACCTCCTTTGCATTGTAGTACTTACCAAATAGATCCAGTAACTCCTGTGATCTCTCCAGTGCCTTTGTTGTATGCCTNGATCCTCTGGTAACACCNTCAACCTTTAATCTTAGCTGAGTTAATTTTGAACTTAGTGATCTAAACTGCCTGGACTCCTCCAATAATGGCTCCATGTCTGCCTCCTCCATACCATACTTTGTGAGTGTTTTTCTGAGTATGTGTGTAGGACTTTTTATGGTGACCTCTTCACCGTTCCCCAGGACCCTGATAGGACTTTCAATAACTAATGGATGCTTTGATAATTCTGTGATTTGCTTTTTAAGGTCTCTATCTATCTGATTAACAGTCTTTTTGGTTCCCACACCTTTAGCTTTAGCCATATATTAAATAATTTTGACCGATTTAATTTACTTTATACCCCCAATATACTCAATTCCTGTTAATTTACTATGTTTAATATATACTTTAAACGAAAATGTGTATATGCTGAATTAACTTAACATTGCCACAATTAACATAGCAAAAATAAAACATATTGTACAAGTAACTGCAAACTTATCTGAACCCTCTATGATCTTCTTATCACCCTTCATTTAAAACAGATTCACCAAATGAATTTTTTAACCAGGTTTGTATTCTGTACCCTTTTTTACCTGACCACTCAGTACCATGTCTATGGGTCCAAAATGGAGGGAAAAATACAACCGTTCCCTCTCTTAAAGGTATGTCCAGGTTATACTCAGGAAAGGACAATTTATCACCTGTATCCTCCAGGGACACTATTAGACTTGCCACTCTATAACTTGATAGTTTTGTTTTACTGCTGTACTCCATAGCAATTCCATCTGAATGCATTGCTGTTGGTCCTGTTACCTCTCTCAGTATGTAACCAGTATCTGATAACCTATCACATGGAAACCTCTGTCCTTTACTTACTGCATTACCTGTAACCTTTGCCAGTCCATCATATATAATTTGGTCTATCTCATCAAATTGTAATTCTTTATACAAATTAGTTATGTGTAGTTGGTTTGAGGTTGTTGGACTTCTTTCTCCCTGGTTTGACTTTTCAAATTTGTCAATATTTTTTTTTATAAATTCAACCACCTTTTTGCACTCCTTTGCAGTGAATACATTTGTAAAAGATAGTATGTGGTTTTTGTGGTTTAAGTATGTCATATTTTCTCTATTGTTATCATTGAATTTATTTTCATCAATTTATCCTGGATCTCAGAGACTGACTTACAACTATCTTTCCAGTGCCTCATTGCATCATTTGATGCATCTGTAGCCTTTGACAATTCTTTTTTTATAGTTTCTCTCTCTTGCATTAACTCCTTTAACCTTGACATTTTATTTGGTATTGTGTGTTATGTGATTTGTTGCCTTTCCAGAGTCAAAGGCAATGCCTCCTATCCTGCTTTGACTAACTTTATATACTTTACCATCTATATCAATTGATCCTCTGTCTATTTCAAACTGTAGCTGTCTCTTAAGGTCTATATGGCTCATTTTGGTAGCAACCTCTTTTTTTTGGTCCTGGTCCATTACCTCACTTAATACACCCATGTCCCTGGTTGTGGTTAAAACCAGTCTCTTTTTCATTTTAAACTCTGTTACTGGTACCAGGACATTAACCTGGACCATTAACTCATTACCACTAATTTTATGACTAAACGCTCTTTCTGGAATATTATACTGTCTATCCATTACTATCTTATGTTTTAAATTATTTTGCAAAATTATCTAATAAGCAAAAGTTTACATCTGGCTTTCTTGCCTCTCTGTCCTTTTCATCAATTGGTCTACCTTTTGCCTGTTCAGGTTTTTTTATTATTTCAACATACTTAAGGTTATGTTCATCAATAAGGTGATCATGCTTTCCTCCCTTACTTGCTGTAATTGTCAAATTATCTGGTACATTGTTTATGCTTTTTATCCAATAGTTAAGACTTTTAGTATATGCCCAAAACTCCACATCTGGATGCTCTGCACACAATTTTAACCACATGTCAAAATAATCCTGGGAATAAAAATCTCCACTCATATGGATCCTTATGTGTTTTGCCTTTGCAGGTATTTCTGGAATACCACCTGCTCTCAGGTAGTCAAAGTTTTTCCACCTGTGCTCTCTTACTGCAGGGAACCTCTCCTGCATAGCTGAATAGCACCTGTATGCCTTACTTTTGTTGTTGAACTTTCCTGTTTTCCTGTCCACTTTTACCAAACACTCTAATGCTGATGGACATGAAGATCCACTTGGTAAATTCCACTCAAATACTATTCCATCATAGTATTTTGTCTTTCTCAAAAATTTCATTCACTACTAATTAAACTATACTCAGTCTTACGATCATGGCAACCAGGATTAATAAATATATACACCTGTTCATCACTCTCTTCTCTGTCTCACTCATTTGGAATTAATTTGTATTCAAAGTCACCTATTCCATTCCTTTTTCTACCTGGAGTCTGGTGATAGCCTTTGTCCTCCCTTCTCAAATTTCTAAGGTTTGCATCTATTGTTGAATGTTTATGACCCAATATTTCATGGATCTCAGCAACTGTTCTCCAGGTGCCATCCTTCATCAAATCATACAACTCTTTTATCTTTTTAGTTAACCTCACATGATCTCTATTCTTATCATATGTATGACCATGAAAGTGACTGTTCTCTTTTAGCCTTCCCTTGCTTACAAGTCTTTTTTTAACTTTATTAATTACCTCAGTACTAACATAAAAACCACCTGTATAATCTCTTATAAAGTCAATTGACAACCTACCTTCATCTGTCAGAGAATTATTTTGCTCTGCCCATACTGCTATGTGTAGCATCTGATCATTTTTTATACAACCTGGATCTGCCTCCAATATTGCAGATATTGTCTTTTCCAAATTTTCTAATTCTAAAACCATAAAGTTAAATTATTAAAAGTTAAATTCCTTGTTTCCGTTAAAATCTCCACTGCTGCTGTGAGTAATATAATCAAGAATATCTGATAAATTTTCATCATCTGCTCTTACTGGATCTCCTGTATAGTGGTCCATCCATAAACCTGTATCTCTGGCTTTTACAAACACTCCAGAAACCTCTTCCTTATTGTAAATATAAGTTAACTCTATTTTAACAGTATGCACTGGTACATGGACATCTGCCCTATAAAGTGCATCCTTAAAGGACCTACCCTCATGGTTGTATGCAACCTTCCAATTTGACACATAGTATTTTTTCTCCAGGTACCTTTCCCTTTCTACCAAAAATACTCCAATTGATAATCCTACAAGTGATGCAATAGACACTGCTAAAATACCATTTTCCTCAATAATCATAATCTTGAATTTATATATTTATAAAAATCAACTAAGTGCTCAATCATAACACCGTTTTCTAATGCCCATTCTGATGGCTGTGTTTCATCAATAAACTCCTGGACCACTCTTTCCTCCTCTGACATCTTAGCCAGGTTTATTTCACCTCTCTTTGTCTTTACAATAAATTCATTTATTACATCTACTGACTTGACATCTGATGGTCTGATCCTTCCAATGATAGAAAGTCCCTCTAATGTTTTACACCTGGATAATGCCACATACAATTGCCCTGCATTAAACATACCCTTACCCATGTTTAGCCTCATTTTATCAAAGGTCAAACCCTGGCTTTTATGTATGGTAACTGCCCAGGCTAATTTTAAAGGTATTTGAGTGAATGATCCTGTTATTTTTTTCTCAACCCTTCCTTTTACTGACTTATATTGAAAGTTCTCCCACATATGCCTTCCCACCTTAATCAATTCCTTATCATCTGAGACCTGGACCTTAATGTATGGATCAATACCATTGGATATTTCTTTTACTATTCCTATAGTTCCATTAACATATCTTTCCTCCTGGTCATTTTTAACAAACATAACCTGAGAGCCTACCTTTAACTTTAACACCTCATCTGTTGGAAGTGAATTTTTATCAAACTCTCCCTGGAATGATCCTGAAAAATCATACTCGTTTGTTGTAAGTTCATACAAGTGCCTGGAATTAATTTCCTTTGCTACTGCGTTTGTTGGTGCAAGTTCAATGGCTGCACCTTCCAACTCCCTATGTATGCAAGTTTTGTTTAATTTAGTTACGCTTTTAAACACATCCCTATTTAATCTTATGTTGTTTAATATGTCCAGAAACTCCTGGTCATTTTGCCTGTAAACTTTTTTTAACTCTATACACTTTATGTCACCCTGGAATACTTTTGCATCAAAAAAGTTAAGATCCTTATAATGCTTTGACAAAACCTTCTTTTCCTCAAACTTATACACTGGTGAAAGTTGGTAAGGATCACCAACCATCAATACCTTAACACCTCCAAATGGTGAATCATTGATCCTTATTGACCTCATTGTATAATCTATTGCATCAAGCAAGTCTGCCCTTACCATACTTACCTCATCAATTACCAGGATGTCCATGCCCTCAATAACTCCAACATTTGAACCCTTAACCCTTCCAAGTGATGCACTGTCATTTGGAACCTTTGGTTCAAACGAAAATCCAAAAAACTTATGTATGGTTTGACCTCCTGCATTTAATGCAGCAATTCCTGTTGGTGCAATTGTAACTATGCTTTTTGAAAACTTATCTTTTATGTAATTTTGCAAAAAGGTTGTCTTACCTGACCCTGCCTTTCCCAATAATAAGATGCTTTCACTCCCATCTTCCAATGAATTATAAATTTGAACCATTTCTTTGTTGTCCTGGTCCACATACTTTGGATAGCTTTTACTCATACCTTTAGATCTTATGTGTATAATAACATCAAATATAAATAATAAACTTTAAAGTTTAAGCATTAAATGGTAATTATTTAATAAAAAAAGAGAGGCACCAAACATAATGCCCCTCTAAACTATAAACAAACAAAACAAGAAACTTTTTGAGTTACTCTCCCATTACTAACATACACCGTTAAGCATTTGCAGTTAAAACTATATTATGTAATATTATTTAATCCTTCAAAGGATGGTACCAATTTCCTGGAACCTCAGACTCTTCCTCTTCATTATAATCTGGCACATGCCCAACACTTACTTCCAGGCATGGAAAACCTTTTATAAAACTTGAGTTTTCTGTCATAAGTTCTGTACCATTAATATCCTTCTCCATAATTTATGCTCCTTTTTTGTTTTTCAATATTTTTAGATCTGTTAAATTTGTCCAGGTCCCTACTCTTTTTAATATAGCACTCCCATGACTTACGGTCCAATTCAAACCATGTAACATCCTCAACTAACAATTTAATGTAGCTTATTTCGTTATCTATTATGTATTTTATGGTTTGACCCTCATGTTTTCCCCATGAGATAGTAGAGTCTAATTTGAATAATTCTCTGGTCATTTTTAGATTGGATCTTTGCTCTTTAAATTTAATAAATCTCTTTTAATTTTTCTCCTTTTATCAATATTTTTTTGCAAACTATCTAAAACAAATTTTACTCTCTTTTCCCATCCTATTGTACAATACCTATGATCCTGGAAATTTGCACTGTCTGGAATACCAACCATCTTTTTTAGCCTTGGCATTGGATTGTAAACCTCCTGGACATCTTCTTTTACCCCTACATTGTAAAAAGGAACCTCAATGCCTGTTGAAAAGAATATAAATACACAATATGATGCTATAAACCACTTCATTTTTTTAAAATTTGATATTTAAAGTCAGTAAGAATTAAATTATATATGTCCAGGATTGCAACATCACTTTTGTCCACCTCTCCTTCCATTTCCTGTTGTTTATTTAACCTCCCTACCAGGATGCAGGCAGAGTATCTTATGCCAAAGTAAGTATCTTTAATTTCAGAGGATACTTTTGCATTTACTATATTTTCATACATTGGATTATTTTAGTTTAGTTGTAATTACCAAGGTTAGTATTTGATGCAAAAATCAAATCTATTGACATCTCAAGATCAACAAAGGTTTGAGTTATTTTGTTCATTATTTTAATGAAGTCATCCTCTGTCAAATTAGAAGTAGGAATTTTTTGCATTTTTTCCAAGGAGTCCATCCATACATCTTCATCTGGATATGCATAAGCCATATAGTCCAAATCCAAACCCTTATTTAAAAAAATCCAACCTTGAAAGTATATTAACTGCCAACTTTCATACTCAAGACTTTTTGTAAATAAGTTTTTACATATTTTTTCAGACTCTGTGAAACCAATGTCACCCAATAGTAAATTTGTTATCATTTTTATTAAATTAAGTATTCTGAATAAATATAGTTAAGACTTTCAGAATAACTATTACCTGGAAGGGACCAATTTTTTAATTGATCACCTGGTAACTCTAAACAGTTGTGACCTGTTACACAATTGCATGGTTTGCTTATTATTTTCTGAAATATAAAAAACATTTCATTTTTATAAACCCCATACTCAACCTCTCCATTTATTTTTGTAATTATCAAGACTGTGTTACCTGGTACTACTGACATAATTCTAAATTTTCTGATAGTCTACCTTCATTTGCCAATAAGTCTGCTAATTCATTACCAGGGACCCCACTGTGACCCTTTACCCAGGTGAGAATAACACTACCAGGTGAGAATTTTTTAACCTCAGCCATAATAGCCTTTACAAGGTCAACATTTTTCTTACCTGAATAATTTTCTTTCTCCCAGGAATACATCCAGGTATTGACTGTATTAACAACATACTGTGAGTCTGAATGTACCTCAACCTTAACTGACTTGTTATTTATTGTTTTAAGTGCTGTAAGGACTGCTCTTAACTCCATTCTACCTGTAGTGGTATTACTGTAACCCTTTGAAATGTTTTTTTCATGATCCTGGTACCTCATGTGTATTCCAATGCCACCTTTTTTATCCTTATAGTTACAAGATCCATCTGTGTAAACGTAAACAGTATTCATTTTACTGTAAATTTAGATATTAATTCAACCGTACCAAATGCACCGTTATCCTTTACAGGTCCATACTTACAGGCTAACTCCCTGACTGTCTTTGTACCCTCAAAACTTACAGTTTTACAAAAATTCACCCTCCTGGAGATCCACTTGGCAAACCCTGCCTTTTGAATCCTTTCTCTTATTAAACTCCCAGTCCTTACTGAGTTGGAATAACCCAAAATTAAGGCTATCCTTCTACAAGTTGGAAATGGAGTTATTTTTGTGTACTTAAATTCTTTATCTTTTGCCCTACTGTACCTGGCTTTAATTTTATTATCAATGCAATTTTTAACTCCTTTCTCAACTGACATTTGCTCCACATATAGATCATCCAGGATGGACCTTAGATCGGTTAATGAGCATGACTTGATCCTTTTTATTTCTATGTCGGAAAGTGACTTGTAATTGCACAGTATAAAACTTTTTGCCTTAACTGCAGACCTCTTTACTTCCAATTCTATTTCATTAAATTCAATATTTTCTTTTAAGTATTTTAATGGTAACTTAAATATGGCAAAGTTACCATTTCTCTTACCGTTTTTATTTGGAGAAAGATCCTGACCAAGCATGCTCCAGGCTGTATCATATGAAACCAGGCTATAGTGATGCTTGCCTCTTCTAACAAGTCCCTGGTTTACCAATACTGTCAAATGATCTCTAAGAGTAGAAACACCCTTTTTAATGAATTTTGCTGCAGAACTTACATCTCTTTTATTAATGCATCCACTATTACTGTAGGACTTCAACTGGCAATATGTCAAATACTCTTTAAGTATTCCGTTACTATTTGCCAATTTATAAGTGTTCTCTGCTACTTTAATCACTGCCTTCTACTACAATTTAAAAAAGAACCAGGGTAGAAGACAAAGTATTTGTGATAACCTAATAGTACAGTTTTGCAAATGTATTTGATCCTGGTTCTTTGTATTTTAATTTCTTATTTTTTGCTAAAATGATTTGTACTCAAAACTTTGTCTTCGGTTGCAAATCTAACTCTTAAATTTAAACCTACAAAATTAAATAGTCATAAAATTATAATTATATAGATACATATGTTTATTTAATTATAATGTATATATAGATCCTGAATACATAGGAGTACAAATCAAGAATAGACCTATTTACTGCAAATGTAAGTAGTAAATTAGTATATTTACCACTTAAATATAAAATACATTTGTATGGAGGGAATTATTAAATTATTAAATGATGAAGGCTATAGCATATTGCTTATAGATGATCAGTATTACATTACATTTGAGTTTATACCAGGAGACAGAAACTTACAATTTCATACCTTAAATGGTAAAAACATTACTGAGGTTTTAAAAAACAACCTTAACATTGGATACCAGGCAGGAGTAGTAAAAGGTCAAATTGATAAACTTGAAATAATGAATATAAAACTATCAATTAGCTTTGCCTGGAAATGGTACACAAGTTCATAAGATCACCTCATTTTAACACAAATTAAAATAACTAATAAAACTATGGAAAAGAATCAAAGTGTGTGTATGAATGACCTATGTAGTGAATATAAGGTTATAACCTCAAAGTTTTTAACCTGTAAGCCTCCTACCAGGTTCCACCAAGAAAAATGTTGTGTTGCATGTGGTGCTGCTTTTTATAAAACAGAGGATGTGGATGACAAAAAAACATCTTCTAATAACTTCAAATGTCCTGAGACTGGAAAGGAATTTTTTGTATCTCAGTATTCTACAAAATTTGAAGGATCTGAAACTATTTACCTGGACAAATGGAAAAAACCTCTTATAAATTTAGAAAATAAGGCTCTCCTGGTCCCTATAAAAAGAGATAGAGGTTTTGGTACAAATACCATTGGAAAGTTTAACACAGGGACTGCTGATGGCAGAGAGAGAATAAAAAATCACTTTGCTGCAAGAGCCAACACTAAATCTCATGAAGTAAAAGAAATAAAGGATGCTAAATTAAAAGAGTTTAAGGATGCAAACCTTGGAAAGTAATAGAATACACAAATAAAAAAGGGAACTGTTTAAGGTTCCCTTTTGTTTTTAATGTGTTGTATATTCCTCAATGAAATCATATGCCTCCCTTACCAGGAGATCCTGCAGTTCACTTGTATTAATTGGTTGTATTCCATGGTACTCAATACATTTTAGGTATCCTTTAAGGAAATACATAACCCTGGCAATTGATTTGTTGTCCAGGGACTCCAACATCTGATGCCTACCTGAGTTGATCATTATTTGCCTCAGTCTTTTTTTCAAAAATGGTTTATCAATAACATTTTTTAAATTCAATCTACTTACATTACTCATGACTTTCCAAATTTTAGTTTACAATAATATGCCATTGCCAGTGCATCACAAACTCCATCATCTGGTTTATTTCCTTTTCTTGGAATTTCAGTGCCTGCTATTCCTTTTTTTCTGTTGGTTGCTGAGTCTGCATAATATTTAGCCTCCTGGTCCACTCTCAGGTCCACACCTGGAAATAACCTTTTAACTGCAATCAATGTCATTGCCTTTGTATCTGTTTTATATTTGATCTTACCATCCTTACCCTTACCATCTGCTTTTTTCTGGAGAGGGACACCTTGCCAAACCTCTTTTTGCCATGTCTTTGAGTGTACCAGGGTATGTCTCAAGCCTAATGCAACACAACACATAATAAGTATTGTTTTACCCTCACTTAAGGACCAGTTACCTGCCTTCATGTTTCCCTGGAGAGCCTTGACATCTTCAATAACAATGTGACAGTTGTTCTCTTCAAGTTTCAGGAACAAATCCAACATACCCCTGTAGTCATACTCTTTTCCTATTTTAGGAAATGGGTATTTGATAACTTCTCTCCCTTGTATTATTACCAGGTGACCTGACTTACCAGGATCAATACCTATGTATTGCTTTTCTGACATGCTGAAAGTATTTCTTTTAAAACTTCTATTCTTTTAACCAGTGCTAACATTTTTATTCCTGGCTCAATTAACTCATCAGTCAATATCTCAACTTCAATTTTTGATTGAAATGGCAAACTTAATATGTGCCTTAGCCTTTCGATTTTCTTATCAACCTCACAAAAAGTCTCAACCTCTGAAAGTTCATTTTCTGCAAAGTATAAGGACATCTCAGCATCTGACTTACATAAAATACCCTCTTTATGAACCCATCCTGGAATAGCCTCTAATTGGTTATACTCTTCCTTATTTTTTAAAAGAGCATGTACTTCTTTCCTTGTCAAAGGAGGAAATTCCTCCATAAATTTACTATTATTCATAATTTATTTTTTATCTTTTTTATCTTTTGAAAAGTTCCAGGCTAATTCTAATATAACCCAGGAACAAAATATTAATATCATAAACCCCATTTACTTTTCTTTTTGATCATGATGCTCTATTAAATATTTAGCAAAATTTGTTAATATTTCCTGATTGTGGTACAGGAACACCACCTTTTTATCTTCAACTGCTTTTTTGTAAACTTTTTTAAAATCGGTCCAACCTTCTTTTGTATCTATCATGTTTTTATTTTAAATAGTTGATACCCCTTTGTCTTTTGTACAATAAATTGTGTTTCTATATGGCTCCTTTGGTTCTATGTGTGATACTGCTAAAATTGGCTGTCCCAAAGTATTTAAGGCATTCATAACAGATCCTACTCCCAGGCTATCAATTCCATCCATAGCCTCATCAAGACAAACGAAATCTAAACCACATCCTGGACTTGAACTTGAGTTTAAAAGATCATTTAATGCCAGGATACCTGCTACATTAATTCTACCTCTCTCACCTTTTGAGTAACTGTCAAAAAATGACTCTGGCATACCATTTCTTAATACAACAATTGATATATTTTCTTTGATCTTACCAGTTGATAAAACCTTATACCCTTCAAATTGTACCATTAAATTACTACCCATAGACTCCAGGTAACTATTTACCCTGGACTCAATTGACTTTATTGCTTTATTTGATAGGTGAGTCATAAACTTTGTAAATATAGCCTGAAATTCATTAGCCTTAACAATGTTATTTTTGGCTATGTCAATCTCATCCACCTTATCCTGGATCTGGACCTCAACTACTTTAATTGATTTGTTTATCTCAATTTGAGGATCCTCAATCTTTTCAGACCTTACTCTATCTATGCTGTCAAAACCTTCCAGGCTTTTATTTTTAGACTCCAGGATAATTGAAGTACATCTTTTTATTTGATCATTTATGTCATCAATGGTAAATTGTAACTGCCTTATTTTTCTGTTTACTTTATTCCTGGCAACCTCATGCTGCTGCATATCTGATCTTAAACCTTTTATACTGGACCTTGCCTCATCAACCAGTCCCTCTGACTCAACTCTTTTAGTATCATGGTCCTGGATCTCATTTTCAAATGAATTAATAAGTGAGTCCATTTCAAATAAAGACTCCCTTGTCTCATGAATATTAAAGTTTTTGTCTCTGAGTATAAAACTATGATCACACTTTGGACATTGGATGGATGACTTTATTTTTGCCTCTGCATCTGACTTAAACCCTTCAACATCTCTCAGATTAGACCTTGCCTCTTTTATTGCCAGTATAGACACCTCTGCCTCATTTTGTGCCTGGCTCAAAACATCTTCAATTTCTTTAATGTCTGCACTATGATCTGCAGGTTCTGGGACCTGGGACAATTCCTTTTTTAGTAGGTCCATCTCCTGGTTATGAATGGGCATCTGCTTTTCATGGGCAATTATACTATCCTCATTTTCTTTTACTTTTTTGGCATAGTCATCAATAGATCTTTGGATCATGTCAATCCTTCCCTGCTTAATTCTCTCAGCATCTTGATTTGAGGCATTGGTCAACTGCTCCCTGTAGACATCACACCTTTCCTGTAACTTTACCAACTGTAAATCCAATGCCTCCCTTACCTGGACCAGGGACTTGGTATCATTTACAACTTTTTCTTTTATAGGTATTAATATGTCAGTGTTACTAAACCTGGCAACAATTTGCTTTTTAATAGTATCTGATGCAGTGAAAAATGATGATGACTTTTCACTTACCAGGTAATAATTCAATAAGTCTTCTCTGGATACTCCAATTTGATCCAGGATCCATAAATTACCATCCTTTACAGTTGGAAATGTAGTTACCTCAACTCCATTCACCTCTACATAAAGAGTACTTGACTTGCTTTTTTTAGCAAAAAGAGTCCTGGTGATAGCCATGGTTTTATCCTGTGACTTATTTTCAAGTGTTTGAGTAACCTGAGCCTCATCCTCTCCATAATGAATGAGATCACAATCTTTAACCTTTCTTAATGCAGATCCTGTAAGAGCAAGTGCCACTGCCTCATTACAAACTGACTTTCCTGATCCATTGCTTTCCTGACCATCATCATCATTATTTATCCCAATAATCATATGGGCATCATTTGATGGCATATTTAAAACTGAATCTTTGTGACTCATGAAATTGGTCAATCTTAACTCTTTTAACTTCCACATATTATGACTGCTTTTCTTTTTTACAATAAATACTTTTTGATGCCTCTGGATAATCCAGTAAATTGTCTGAGGTTCCTGGTATATCTGTATGTACTTTTTGAAATGACCACACCTTATCTAACTCAGAGTGTTTTGGGAACCCATCCTGAAACCACTCACATAACTCCTTTACAAGTCCAATTTTTGACACACCACATTTTTTTGCTTTATATGCCAGGTAATTGGCATACATTACTGCATCACCTACACTTTTTGTAAGTCCAATATTTACCATTGCCTCTGTCTCCCTATCAACCTGGTAACCCATTGCCTCAATTCTACCCCTGAACACTGGATAGTACCAAATGCCTGAAGATTCTGCAGCCTTTGATATACGATCAACTGTGGAGTCTTTGGTAACCTTTGCCATTAATAAACTGACTACTAAACTACGTTGATCACTTGTTAACTTAACTTTTTTAATTTTGTCCATTGGTTTGCAGAATAAATTCTCAACTGCATATGGATCTTTTGTTTTATTTGGACTTACCATCTTTATGTATTTATTAATTATAGTTAAATGCACCATACAAAATGTACAGTGCATTTTTATTTGTAATTTTTAGGATAATTTTAACTCTTGGACTGATGGGAAGTAACCACCATCTAAAACTGCAGAACCTCCACAGGAATAAATAACCTCAACATCACCTCCAATGTTGACTCTTTTACCACTGCTTTTCAAAGTGTATGCAGTGAATTTTGCACCAGGATCATCCTGCTCTGGTAACCTGGAGACATCAATTGCAATCTGAAGAGGATCATGCTTTATCAAACCATAACCCATAGAAGGCAACTCTGGCTTTTTCTCTTCAACCTTTACAACCAACCTTCCTTTTTCTTGAACATCTGGGTAAATTAAAACTTTTGCTTTCATAACTATCTTTTTTCAATCTGTTTTGTAAATGTAATAAATAAACTTTAAAGTTTAGTGAATAAATTTAAACAATTTTTTTACACCAACTCTTCAATGGCTTTTTGAATTTGGAAACTCTCAGACCTTTCAGACTTTTGAATCTTTTTAGCAACCTCTTCAATAAATGCCTCTGCCTTTGCCAAACCTTTTTGACCCTCTCTGTAACTCTTGCACTGTCTACCACTTGCCTGGCTGTAGCTTTCCTCAAAAAGAAAGAAGTCATCACCAATAAAGTGTTTGTAGTGAAAGTAAACATGATCAAATCTAAAACTGATTTGAATACCTCCAGTAACCATTTTGATCTCAAATTTAAAATCCTGGAATTTTTTAGGAACCTTAACAATTTTGTCCAGTCCCAAATCAACTATCAACTGAAGTTTTTCAAAAATTTGCTGCTGTTGACTTTTTACAAAAATAAATGACATAATAATTAAATTTTAAATTGTTAATAATAATATAAAATAGTTGGTTATGAGGGAATCGAACCCTCTTGTGAAAACCAAGCAAATTGAAAATTGTTTTTTAGTTCTCTTGCATTTGCAACTACAAGGAAAGGCAATTACTCCTCTACAGACCTCCGACAATCAACAACCCACCATCACTAACCAGATAATTTCTCAAAGAACTCACTCACCTCTCACCCCCATCACCTCTACAAAGATAAACAAATTTGTTTAACCACCAAATAATATGAAAAAAAAAAGGAAAAAACTTTTCAGTTAATTCCTTTATAAAAACTCTCCAAGTCCTCCAAGTAGGATTGACAGTAACGGACAACGCAGTGCCACCTAACTTCATAAAGCCTTTTCAGGCAAGCTAACACTCTTGGAAGTGTTGTGAACGTACTTCCCTCATAGTTTTCTTTAAAGATACTTTTGAGTTAAATCTTTCTAAGTTGATGTGCCTATTCACTCGCTTATCCATTAGCTTGGAGAGTTTATTTTAATTATTTTTTTGCCTCTTCAAATGCCATCTCAGCAAGATCTTTCAACTCACAAAACAGTTCCTGGTTATCTCTTAGCAATTCTTTAACTGCAGGTAACCCCTGACCCAATTTTATGTCACCATAACTATACCAGGATCCATTTCTTTTAACAACATCAGCATCAATGCATATTGTTAAAACCTCAGCAACCAGGTCAACTCCAACACCAAATGCTATTTCCAGTAATGCTATTTTAAAAGGAGGTGCTACTTTATTTTTGGTGATCTTAACCTTTACAGTATTTGCAATAACCTCCTCTCCCTTTTTAAGGCTCCCAGTTCTCCTGATGTCAACTCTTACTGAGGCTGCAAACTTTAAGGCTCTACCTCCTGTTGTAACTTCAGGAGATCCAAACATAACTCCAATTTTTTCTCTCAGTTGGTTTATAAATATCATTGCAGTATTTGTCTTACTAACTTTTCCAACCAACTTTCTCATTGCCTGTGACATCATTTTTGCCAGGACTCCAACATTGGCATCTCCCATTTCCCCCTCAAGTTCTCTTTTAGGTATCATGGCAGCTACAGAATCAACAATTAATAGATCAACCTCACCTGTCTCAATAAGCATGTCTATCATCTCCAGTGCCTGCTCTCCATAATCTGGTTGAGCAAATATAAGTGCATCTGTATCAACTCCCAGGTTTTCTGCATACTCTTTATCAAATGCATGCTCCATATCAATAAAGGCTGCCTTACCTCCTTTCTTTTGGCATTCTGCAATGGCATGAATACACAAAGTAGTTTTTCCTGATGACTCTGGACCATATATTTCAGTGATCCTACCTTTTGCCCATCCACCTACTCCAAGTGCATCATTTAATACAAGTGATCCTGATGAAATAGTATCAATGTCATGCAATGGCATGTCATTCAAATTACCAACTGATCCTGCACCGTATGTCTTGTTTATTTTCTTAAAAACATCCTCTAATTTTCCCATAAATAACTTAACTGTTTATATAAATAATGGCTCGATATATTCCAAACCTTTTGACTTTATTTCAATACTATCTTTTGAAAAGACTTCCCACTCATCTTTTATAGACTCTTTGGTAAATGTTGACTCAGAGTCATCATAATCCAATACATCAACTGACTCCTCTTTCTTTTTTACATCCATACCAAGTGCCTCAAACTCTCTTTTGTCAACCTTAGCAAGCATCTCCTTAGTCCCAGTGAACTCAATTCTGATATTGTCAGTAGACCCCTCATACTCCTTTTTAATTTCTGTAAGATCAAAATCCTTTTCCTTTTCCATGTCAATAGAGATCTTTATATACTTTGGAAAGTGTGCCTGGATGAACTCCATACCACCCTTTGAATTAAGGATATGGTACCCCTTTCGATCATCCTCACCAAAATTAGACTGGTATGCAGATCCTACATATACTATCTTACCCTTTTTTAACTCCTGGTAGTCATGATAGTGACCAACATAAACATTATCAAATGCATCAAAAAGGCTGCCATCCAGGTGACCTTCAATAACAGATCCTCCATTCATCACTGCCTCATTAACTCCAATGTGAGTTAGAAGGATGTTTGTCATTCCTTGCTTTTTCTCCTGTGCAGCAATGTCCAGGTATGGCTTTATCATTTCCCCATACATACCTGACTTTTCATCAAAGAAAGGTACCTGGAATAGTGACAAATTATCTCCTACCCTATTGACCGTACCCTTGGACCATATATTTACTCCTGGATGGTAAGAAAATGGATCTAAGAATGAATTTTCAGACTGGTAGTCTGTCTTATCATGGTTACCTGGAATAAAATCAATTTCCAATCCTGCCTCACGAATTTCCATCAATATCTTACCAAATGTCTTAAGGACCTGGAGGCTTTGTGCCTTTCTGCTCTCCATTGCATCTCCCATATGGTATATTTTCTTAATACCTCTCTCCAAACATGTTGCTATTGCCTGCCTAAAAATACTAATGTTGACCTTTTCAGTACCTTCACTAAGATGGGTATCTGTTATTACAAGTCCTATGTCTTTTACTTCTTTCTTATTCATAACTATTGTTCCTTATTTGTACCTGTTTGTTCCTTATTTGTACTTAAATGTTCCTTATTCATTTTCTAATTGTCTTTTATATTTTTTAACTGCCTCTCCAAAATAAGCCAACTCTTCTATTTTAAGTGTTGACATGCAACTTACTGCCTCCTCTATGTTTCTCATCAATTCATTCATCTGGGACTCATGACCACTAAAAATTTTGTCAATCTTTTTATTAAAATTTTTAGCAATGTGAAACTCTATCTGGTTAAGCAACTTTTTGAAATGCCCTCTATCATATTCCGTTTCTTTTATTTCATCCAGGGTCTCATTCATTAACTGTGCTAAAACCAACATCAACAACATCTTCTTTTCAACCATACTTTTCAAACTTTATATTTTCACTTTTTTTTGTGGAAATAACCACTATACTTTTGCCAGACTTTTTTTGAATGTCCAAATTTTCTATTACTTCAAAGTCCAGGTTTTTATAATAGTCATAAACCTGGGTCATGTCTATACCATGAGCACTCATCATTTTTGTAATAATTTTGAATGATGCTCTGAATGCCTGTATAAACTCCTCATGTGTTTTTGTTGTTGCCAGTAACTGGTCCAACTCATCTCTCATGGCATTATAGCTTTCCAAAGGTATGTGTACTGTACCCAAATCACCGTTATCCATCAATTGTAAATTTTATATTCAATAGTTTTTTGAAAGTACTTGGTGATCACAATAAATGATCCATATGGAGAGTCAGTAATACGGTTGACCAACCTATGATTAACTGCTGCAAAGTGAAATTTTTCACCATACTGTGTTTTAGAAAATCTAAACTGTAACCTTTGCAGTTTATTTGATATGAACCTTTTGAAATACTTTCTTTCGGTCATTATGAAATTTTTAAATAAAATTTGAATAGTATCTGTATCCTGGATACCATTATAATCAAATCCATACAGTGTAATTTCCCTTAACACCTTACCTCTTTTTGTAAACACAACCTTTGCCATCTTTATACAATATTTTATTTTTCTTTAAATGTAAGGATTATATTTATATATATATAATTTACATTTAATATTATTTTTAATTAAACCAATCAAAGTCATCAACCTCTATGTTTTTAAAAAATTCAACTGACCCAGGATCACCCACACTGTCAGCCATCCAAAACTCTGAGCCTATTATAAGTTTTGGCAGGTCTACTGGTCCCTCCTCCAACTCCTGCTCCACAAATTTTATCTGATCCTTATACAAGTCAATCTCTCCAAATGTATGTATGTATTCACCAGGAACCATATTGCATATCTCTGCAATTACACTTGCCAATAAAGCATAAGATGCAATGTTAAATGATACACTTGTACACCTATTATCATTTGTCTCATCTCCAACAATTGCATAGTTCTGATACACCTGGCAGTCCAGGTGATACTCTGGTATTCCAATCTTATTTGCCATTTCCATTAAGTCTTCATCTGTCTCAAACGTAATGTCATCATCATTCCAAATTCTGTGATTGGATCTCTCCTGAACTGTTAACGGTCTGCACCTAAATTGAACCATTGAGTTACTCAAATGTTCACCAACATCATGAAAATTTTCTGGATCCATAGATGTTAAAATATGTCTTTTTGTTATTGGATTATCTTTAAGTCCATGAATTAAATTTCTAATTTGATCCAATGACTCCAGGTTATAACCTCCCCAGTTTCTCCAAACTTTTGGGCAATTGTAACCCAAGTCTCCATAGTGGTACTCTCCTGAAACAAAAACTGGAAGTTTATCTTTGGACTTAGCCTGGTCCATAAACTCTGAATAACTTAACATATCCATTGGATCATCACCCTCCTCTGAATACAGTTTTGCATAGTATTTATAGGCATGATAATTCCACACCTTTATACCAAAAGTATTAAGATACATTATATTATTGCCACCCCTCATTGACCATAAAAACTCAATTATGGTTTCCCTGAAAGACATTTTTTCTGATGTGGTGAAAAGAGGAAAACTTTTGGAAAGATCATGTCTTAGCTGATAGCCAAAAATAGAAAGTGTACCTGGCTTTCCTACAGTCACACTTTTTTTTGAATGTCCCTTCATTAAGAGGTCCATTAATAGATCACAATAATTATTCATAGTTTATGTAAAAAAAAGGGAGGACTTAACCTCCCTTTGTGATTATCCTTTATTTATTCTGGACCTTAGCTTTGCCATTTTCTCTTTAGCTGACATCACTGCCTCTTGCTTTTCTGGCTCCTCTCCTGGTCCCTCCCAGGGTAAGTCTGCCACATCATCCTCTGAGGCTACTGCTATGACCTTCTTAGGTACCACAACTTTTTTAACAACCTCTTTAACAACCTCTTTCTTTTTTACCTCTGGCTCCTCTCCTTCCTCTGGATAGTATGCTGCAATCTGCTCACATGTATCAAGAAAGTCATCATATTCAAAAACACCATACCCATGCTCTGAGTCAAACCTTTGAAGTCCATCCATAGCCTTTTCAAATGTTTTTCCTGTATATACATTTTCAAAAAGTTCAGTTAGTGGTTTAAGATCCTCATATTTATTTTCAAATCCTTCTGGCAAAGGTAATTTTACAGGAATGTAGTTTTTAGTGTAAAAATCTACTGAATAATACTTTCCAGGATCACTTGCACCTGCTTTACTATCCTTTGTAATTAATGTGATAAAACCTTCATCTGGATCTGTAAATGGATCTGTCTGTATTCCTTCATCTGATGCCTCAGTGTTTGACTTAAACAGCATACCCTCTCTTACTGACTTCTTAAGGCTAACTAAGCCAAACTTTGTCTCTTTAAGAGTATCCTTGTTTATTTCACCTGCATACCCAACATAGTCCAGGGTACCTTTTATTCCTCCATGAAATTTTCCCTTTTCATTATAACCAAAGATGTGTTTCATGAACTCCCTCTTTTTCTTTTTGTCATTGCCATGTGTTTCATCAGCAATTTTCTGTACAAATTTTATGTACTCATCACAAATGTCCTTTTCAGTACCTCCATGTATCCTGGAGTTATAAACTGTCCTTTTCCTCACCTCCATAACAGGTTTGTCATCAGAGTCCTTTATCATTTCACCATCTTCCCATTTTGGACCTTCTATGTCCAGGAAGTGTACCATTCTTGGTAAAATGAAATAAGAGTCTACACCTGGATGTACTGGGTAAAANCTTACATAGTTTTCACCTTCCACAATTTCAATTTTGTCTGTTGATCCTTTTGAAGACGATGGTAGTTTTTTAGCCAGTTCCTTATCCTGTTCTGCTAATGATTTACTTGTCTTGAACGCTGATCTGTCAAATTTTGCCATAATAATAGCTGTTTTTATATATATAATTATTAATTGATTATCCTTGAGGACCATCCCCAAAAATTTTTTAGAATTTTTTTTCTGATCTTTTGATCATTACACTATTTATAGAACCCTCAAGTATTTCTCCCTGGAAGTCATCTGGAGTTAAATTGTCTGCAAACTTATTTAACTTCATTTCCTTAGACTTAACTGCCCAATATAATGAGTCAATTTGCTCTGACTGTTTTTGAGACTTAAATAATTGCCTTTTGTGTGACTGGACCTCTGGATCTGTTATAACTGCATTGTCAACCTCTGCAATGGTAGGTTTCTTTGTCTTCTTACCATCATTTGTTGAAAGTCCCTCTCTGTAATACTCTGACCTTTCTGCCTCCAGTATTTTAACTTTTAAGGCTTGCTCTCTGTATTCATTGTCTACATCTGCCTTAAGTAGACCAACCTTATTCATTAAGGTTGCTATTGTTAATACCTCTCCTACCAGGTTGTCATAGTGTATCCTGGTCAAATCATCCATGTCAATCTCTGGATCAAATGGAGTACTTTTTAAATGGTAGATATTTTTACCTACCTCAATGAAATGAGTTTGCTTTTCCATAATATCTTGTAAATTTCTACTAATGTAACGCTTTTATTTTTAAATATAATAAATAAACTTAAAAATTTAAGTTATTTATTTAAAAAACATCAATTTTAGTACTATTGTTGGACTGTAAAACATTTACTTTTTTAAACCCATCAAACCTAACTGTTCCTGAAATTATCAATATACCCAATGTAGCACCCTCAACCATTTCTTTAAACTTATACCATTGCTTTGCCCATATTAACACATATATCTCCTCATCATTGCACTCTAACAGTATAGAGGCAAACTCTTCTTTCTTTTTAGTTTTCCTTAGAACCAGATCCTTTATAGTACCTGCCTGAATAAATGACTTGTCCAAACTTTTTTCCAACAACATGTTTTCTGGATGGTCATATAAAGATATTATACTACCTAACTTACTTCTAAGAATCATGGTATGAAAATCAAAATGTCCAAACTTTGAAACTTCTTTTTGTTTAAGTACCCAGAACCAGGCAAACTTTGCCTCAGTTGGTAGTTTAATTCTTGCATGATCTTTTATAGACTCAAGGTCATAATATCTACTTAAAACTGCCCTCCTGTCAACTATAGAAACAACATTGCAAATTTTATCAAAACAACCTCCCAGGATTAAGTTTTCCATAACCCTTTTATTTACAGATCTTTTTTCAATTCTATCACAAAAATTTTCTAATGATGTAAAGTCACCAAGGTCATTTCTTGAGTCTACAATTGCCTTTGTTGCTGTAACACCAACAAATGATATTTTGTTAATTGCCCAATATATCTCATTCACTCCTGGATCTGAAATAAACTCAGTGGATGACTTATTCACACATGGAGGAACAATTGATACCCCATTTTCTAATTTTGATAACTCTGATATATACCTTTGGATTTCATCTTGCTTTGCCCACTCAAACGCTGTGGTCCAAAATTCCAATGGATGGTTTACCTTCAACCACTGTGACATGCAGCCAGTTATTGAATAGGCTGCTGCATGGGACTTATTAAACCCATACCCTGCAAATGCCTCAAGTTTATTCCATATAACAATGGCATCTGACTCTCCACAACCCCTTTCCATGGCTCCCTCAACAAACTTGCTCTGGTACTCCCTGATCAACTTCATCTTTTTCTTTCCCATTGCTTTCCTGATGTCATCAGCAACAACCAGGTCAAACCCACCCAAAACCTGGACTGCCTTCATAACCTGCTCCTGGTAAATATACAAACCATAGGTATCTTTGGTAACATCTTCCAACATATAGTCAAACTCTGGCTCCTTCACTCCAAATTTAAACTTTACATAATCATTGTGTGCCTGAGATTCCATGGCTCCTGGTCTATATAAAGAGATCATATCTATCATCTCATTTATATTTGTGGGACAAACCTCCTGAGAATAACCAGTTAGACCTCTGGAACCAAAATGGAATACATCTGATGAATGACCCTTTTGAAATAAGTCATACATATTTATGTCTTCAAGGTCCAGGCTGTCAAATGATAAGTCAATTCCTTTATTCTTTTTAACTTTATCAAATACACCCCTAAATTTATCTAATTGAGCAATACCCAGGATGTCCTCTTTTAAAAAACCTGCATCTTCTAAATAACCACCCTCCCACTCACTGACCAAAACTCCATCAATTATCTTAACTGGCATCCAGTTATATATATTTCTGTCCCTACCATACTGATCCTTTTTTGGAAGTATCAATGTAGCACATGCATGTACAGATTGGTTTCTGACATTTTTGAGAATAATTGGAATAGTATCTATAATATGTGGATTATCATTTACAAACTTTTTTAATTGAGGTTTCTCCAATGCCTGCTTAAATATTTGAGTTATGTCAGTATCCATACCAGGACCCAACTCCAACATGTTTGAAATGTAATTAAGTGCTTTGCCATCCAGGTGAAATTTTTTACCTATCTCCTGAAGTGCTGACTTTAGCTTAAAAGTACCATATGTACCAACTGAACAGACATACTCCAACCCATACTTTTGCTCCATATATCTCTTAACCTCATCTCTTCTCTCCCCCTCAAAATCAGTATCAATATCTGGAAGAGATGTCTGAACCCTACCCTCATTTAGGAATCTTTCAAATAACAAACCATATTCAATTGGATCAACTCCTGTTACATCTAATAAGTATGAAACTAAACATCCTGCTGCAGAACCTCTACCTATGCCTGTCAGTATATTTTTAGACTTACACCACTCAACAATGTCCCATAGGATCAAAAAATAATCAATTACTCCACCCTTTGAGATAACCTCAATTTCGTTACCTAATCTATCCCAGTAGTCATCTTTATTGGACAAACCCTTCCTTTCCATGCCCTCCTCTAATAACCTTAAGAACAACTCATCATTTGACTCTTTGCCATCATGCTCAAATAAGGGAAGATGTCTGGCTCCTGTTTCTATCTCAAACTCAGCATTGTCAGAGATCCACATGGATGAGTCAATGCCAGTATAAAAAATATCAAAAAGTCTTTCATCCTCCTCTCCAAATAAATTTGCCCACTGCATAAATACTTCATCCAGGGACTTCATGTGCTGATCCTTTGACTGACTCTGGAACTTTACTCCTCCAATGGTATTAAGTATCTTTTTTACATGTGAGTACTCCTGGTCAAGGTAAAATGCATCATTTATAAGTATTGGATCTATATGTTCTGTAAAATTGTCTATATAATTTTTTAATGATAATAGCCTGGCTTTGTCCTTTTCATAACCCTTAAACTTAGTGGTATCAAATTGGTAAAAAACTTTATCAAATGATCCTTTAATAAGTTTAACTCTGTCACTGCTCAAATATGTATCTGGTCCAAAAACAAAAACCAATCCTTTGCTATACTCAGTAAGTTCACTTTCTGATATTTTCTTATTGGTTTCATTGTCAACATTTATAATCTTGTTTATATACAGTAAATTAAACCAACCCTCTTCACTCAGTACATATAGCTTTGCATTGTACTGGTAAAAAGAGTCATCCTCTACAGATATACTTTCTCCAAGAATAAAATCAATTCCTGCACCCTTACACTCCTGTTGAAAAGGAAGTGTGCCTGCCAGGGTATTGTGCTCACATATACCCAGTGAATTAAAGCCATTAAATTTTGCCTTTTTAATCCAGTCACTATACTCTCCTGATCCATTACATATCTCATACCTACCCCTTAATCCTAAAAAAGAAAAGTCAACCTCTCCAAGTTCAGACTTCCTGGCACCTATATATTTAAGTAAATTAAAATCTGGACTTTCAAATTTTTCTATGGAGGTATAGTAAAAATTATTACCAAACTTAAAACAGAAATTTTTACAGTTTATTTTAGAAACAAATTGAAATTCACTATTAGTTACATTAAGGTTGAAGTCACCTGTTATAACCCTATCTCCAGGATCTAAAAAATAAAACTGATCCTCTCCTATAGTAAACAGCCTATCATCAAGAAAATTTGCGTTTAGTCCATTGTTGTCTATCCACTGGTGAAGTAGTTGTGTATTCATTAATGTTTAAGTTTGTGGTAAAAAATATCTTACAAATATAAGATTTATATCTGTAAGTAAAAACTTTAAATGTGACTAAACTACCCTTGAGGCTGACTCCATCTTAAATTGCCTGGTCTCAGAGTCTCCTTTTATTTTAATGTGAACAATGGAGTTATCCCTGTCTATTGAGGATAGTTTTCCCACCTTTATCTCTCCATTTTCATTAACCTTAAAGTCAGTGCCACTCCAATAATAATAGTGAAAATCCCTTTCATAAAACTCCTCCTTATTGTCTGCATCTTTATAGTGAAAGTCAGGATAACCTATATCACCATAAACGCTTTTATAAAATGACAATCTTACCAGGTCATTTGTAAAAAGGGAAGGAAGTCCATCTTTCATGCAAATATTTTGGATCTTATCTTTTTTTCCCTCCAGGACCCTTAGTAAATAATCCCTGTCTTTCTTTTTTGGATAAATTTTCTTTCTTAACTCAGCAACCACATACTCTGTTTGCAATACATCCAGGTACTCAAGTCTTGATAGCCTGCCTGTCTTTTTTCCATTTGTCATCCCAATCCTTATTTATTGTATTTGTTAAAAATAATAATTATAAGTCTCTTTTTTGAATTTTACTTTGGGAAAATTGTACAGGGGACTTATAATTAATTAAACTGTCCAATATTTCCTCCTGAGTCATGTCTCCTGGGTCCTTGTCTTCAGGACATGAACACACACCTATTTTATCAAATGTAAACTCCAGGTCCAGTCCATATTTTGAACTGCTGTCAACTGCATCTGGATCATACATTATCATTATAGTTTTCACACCTCTATCCTTGGCTGCATCAACTTGCTCTGGACTAAATTTTTTACCCCAAGTGCAACACACAACCAAACCCAAATCACTTATAAGACTCCCCATTTGAATCTCAATGTTTATCTTATCAAAAAGTCCCTCAACTATGATTATACCTTTATGTATTCCTGGGAAATGGTCCTCTATGCCATAAAGTATTTTACTGAAGTCAGTATCTGCTGAGTTTATATACCTCAATACAAGAGGAGTCTTGGTGCCATTTTTACTATTTTTTGACTTAATATTTTTATTTAGAATATCAATTTCAGACTTTTCCTTTAAACTCCTGGATACATAGCCTCTGGACTCTCCTGCCACTACTATTTTAAATACTATATAGTCCTTAAATTTTTTAGTTAGCTTTGTTATTCCAATTGGATACTTTTTAAACTGGGCATCAGTAAAGCCTCTACCCTTTAAATAATCATGACTCTCTATTCTCCTCCAACCTGCAGGAGGTGAAATTTTTGGCAACTCCTCATACTCTTCACTGTCTAACTCCATAAATGGATTTGTGATATTTTCAAAAACATCTGTTTCCTTCCAACCATCTTTGTCCTTTATTAGATCAGTTCTGTCAAGAAATGCAAGTAACTTAAATATATTGCCAGACTCACCACAATGCTTTCCCCTAAAACACCCATAAAGGTGATTCTCTTCCAGGGAGATCCCAAACTCATCCTCACCACACCAGGGACATGTACCATAAAGATTCTTACCTTTATGATCAGGTTGACAATTGTCAATCAGTGACTCTATTATTTCCTGTGAAAACTTCAACTATAAATTATTTAGGTTTATAAAACTCCTTTGTTGTTTTTAGCCTGTCATAAAATTTCTCATAGTCATAGTTTTGATATATATGAATTAACTGACCAGATTTATATTTTCTGATCTTATCCATATACAATCTCATTATGCCTTTCTTCTTTTCATCTGGAGTCTGGTTCATTGTAATAAAAAATGAAAATGGGTCCACCAGGTTCTTACCTTGAGATGTATTGAATCTTGTCATGTAGTACTCTGGTTTATCAAGTAGTGACTGATCAATACCATGTGCCTGGGTACAGGTTACTATCCTGGTATCAAACTCAACTGCAATGTTTTTCATTTTTTGTGCTATTGCCTCTCTCCTGGCTTTTTCCTGCTCAACCTTATATGACCTACCATCTCCAGGATCTAATTTTTCCAAATAATCTATTAAAACCAAGTCAATTTTACCATTTGTCTTTTCCAACTCGATTATTGACTCTCTTACATCTGACATGGATGCAGTTCCAAACTGCTCATATGCCTCAACATATATTTCACCACCCAAATGCTTAAGGTTACTTATTGTTTTGTCTATCCTTACCTTTTGTATGTCAGTAACTGCACCCTCTTCTAAAGAATGCAATAGTACTCCAGACCAGGTTGCATCATATAAGTCCAGTGCCTCACTTTTGGTTCCCTCTGCCTGGAAATGTGCAACCCTATACCCTAATCTGGCTGCATTAACTCCTATCCATTTTAATACTTTTGATTTACCAACTCCAGACTGTGACAATAAACATGCAATATCACCTGCAGATATGCCTCCCCTGGTTCTATAGTCCAACTCATCAATTCCAAACGGAATCCTAAAATTATTTACATTTGCTGACTCATCTCTTGGAACCCTGGAGATCATCCTTTTCTCAAAGTCTCCAAACACCTTATCAAAGTAATGTGATTTAATTGAAAACCCTGTAAGGTCCTCTGCAAACTCTTCCATGGCTTTATAAGCCTTATCCTCCTCACCAGAGGAAAAGATCTGGTACAACTCATCATATGCTGTTCTAAACTTAGCATTTTTGATGTACTTCTCCAACTGATCTATTAAAGGATCTCTTTCTGGCATTCCAACATCTTTCATGTTTGAAAGAAGGTTGAGCACCTCTGCACTGTCAGCAAACATCTGACCCAATATTCCTATTGTTGGAAGTGCTGTATGTACCTTATAATGGTTCTGGATACCTTGCCAAAGTGACTTATAGTGCTTACTTGGCAAATATGTTGGCTTTAAGTGAGCAATTCCTGTCTCCAGGACAGAACTACTTGCCAAACAACTTTTGAAAAACTCCAATAAGAAGTCTTCATTTAACAATCTTGACATTTACAATCTTTTTTCAATTTTGGTAAAAATATATTTTTTTAAAGGAATGACCAATTAAAAGATCCAATTTTTGTAGCTTTTATTGCAATCCACAAACTCATTGGACAGTCATCATGTGCTCCAACACCCTGGATCTTACCCTTACTGTCATCCCATGTAAAAGTAGACAGTTCCTGTACCAGGATGTCTGTAAGATCCTCACTCATCTTGTTACCTCTTGGTATATGAATCCTTCCTTGTTCAAATAATGCTGCTAAGTTTGGAATACCCTGGTGAAGATCATATTTGTTTTTTGATGAGGTTGTTTGCCCCTGGGCAGGAACACCTTGATCATTTAACATTTGGACAAATATTTTCTGCATACCATTATCCTCAACCAACAATACATCTGGCTTGAAGTCCTGGTACATTTTTTTAATTGCCCCAACTTGCTCATCATATGTGGCACCCTGCCTTCTCCAAATGTCCAGGATGTGATAGTGGTCCCTCTCATCCAAACCTACTGCTGTGAATACTGAAAAGTCAGCACCAATATTTGCTGATATAGCAAAATCACAACCTATAACAACCTTCTTAAATTTTTCTCTGGAAGAGTGTATGTTTTTAATTATACTGGTATTGTGATTAAAACATTCTTTAATCACTGGGTATGGAAATAATGATGATGCTGTAGAAATGGGTCTAACCAGTATCTCTCTTGAGAAAACAACACTTCCATACATTTGTCTTTTTTCCAACAAAGATTCAAATGAGTGCCTTTCCTGCCATAGTGCCCTACCGTTTGGAAATATTCCTGGATACTCAAACATCCTGAACAGACTTGACTTTTTCAACTCAGCATATAGATCATCTTTTCTGAATGGAGTACCTACAACCACAATTTGACCTCCTGGTTCCAGTAAGTTCATTGTTACTGAGAAAAAATGATCTATGTACTTTTTGTTTTGCTCCATTGAGTAAAGGACCTGATCATTAAGGTAGTCATCACATATTATGTAATTTGGATGAAAACCCCTCATCTTACTACCAACTGACTTTGCAGAAAGAATGGCACCATTTTTACACTTTATGCCCTCTGCTGCCCATCCATCACTTCTTTTATCTGGCATGAGTACTGACCTAAGAATATCATTCTCCTCTATCTCTTCCTTTACCTTTCCCAAAAGGTGATTTGCAAGTTTGTATTCATTGGTTATGATCATACCTTCTTTACAAAAAGCCAGGTCCTTTGGTGCCTTTTTAAGGGAAGTGTTTTTCATGTACCTGTACATTTTCCAGAGAGGAAATACTTTTGAAAAGTAGAAAGACTTACCATGACCCCTGGCTGCCTCTATTCCAAGATGAGGATATATTTGTGCCAGGTTCCCCCACTCTAAATGATGCCAGTTAATATCAAAGTCTGGCATTGTTGCAAGAATAAAATAACTCAAACTTGCTTTTCTTAAGGTATCCTCCAAAACCTCAACCAGTGGATCAAGACTTTCTATTTTTGATGGATCCACTCTCCTGTTTGGCATATTCAAAATAGAATGTGCCTCCTCAAACATTATCTTAAGTATTCTATCAACATCAGCCTCATCACCAGACATCAATATCTTCATGGCATGTTCATCCATGTTTGATATTATGTCCTCATTAAATGATATTATGTCCTCTGCCTGCTTTACTGTGTACTTATCACTTAGCAACATCCTCTTCCTTATCTTGTTCTATTTGTTTAAAAACTTTTTCTATCTCAGCCATTGAAACCCTATACCTTTCTATACCCTTAATAGTTTTTGACCTGATAAACTTACACAAAAATAAAATTCTTACAATGTATATTAACTTTTCAGTGGAGTCATTTTTGAAAACACCACTCAACTGATTAAATGTAAACCACTCTCTGCCAAACACACCTCTCATTTGCCTTACTATCTCCAGGACTGTCTCCTGGTTCTCTTTCTTTTTGAAAAACTCTGTCAGTTCATCATTTCTTAAGTCCTCTTTCATAATTAAAAATTAAACGTATCTCTGTAGTTATGTTGATCATTATTTGTAGATATTTCACCTGCACCCCTGAGCCTTTTTAAGTAAGACTTGAGCAATTCAGTGTTTGCAGCAACATCATTTATTGCCCTATGTGCATCTATGATCTCAACCCCCTCCCTTTCACAGGCAACGGTTAAATTGTGTTTCATAGAAGGATCTGTCCATATGTGCCTGGACATCCACATTGTATCCATAAACTCATGCTCATTGACAGTTTTAAATAGGTCCTTCTTATATGTTTTAAACAAATTATCCAAGAATGGTATGTCAAATGAAATTATGTTATGTCCACATAAAATTGGTTTCTTTCTACCAGTTCCTATTGACTTAAAAAACTTCACCATTTCATTACAAACCTGCCTGGCTGCTTTACCAGTATTAATCATGTCCATGGTTATTCCTGTTATGTCAAATGCCTCCTGCTCATACTCCAATCCATATGGTTGAACAAATGTACTGTACCTGTCAATCTCTTCCAGGGTAACCCCATCTATTGCAAGCATAGCTACCTCTGTTATTGCATGCTTAGAAGAGTCTAACCCACCTGTCTCAAGGTCAAAAATTATATAATTTTGACCGTTTACTATCTTTTTATTCATTTTCTAATTTTCAGATAACTCTATTATTCTAATCAATTTAATACCAACCTTTGGATAGTCAACCTGCCTTAACTTAAATAAGCCATAAGATAGTGGTATTGAGCCTCTTTTTACATATCCATATGCATCCTGTGCTGTGAACTCCTTACCACTTTCCTTACTACCAAATTTTTCATTTAGCCAACCCACAAATTTATCCAAGGTCATGTCTTTCCCTTCTGTTAATTCTATTTTATTTTTCATTACAAAAATCTTATGTTAGTGAACTCCTTTAGTTTATCCTCCAAAACTTGAAGGTCCAGGTCTCTATCAATAGGATTACAATATGTTAGTTCCTTGTTCCCATTGATAAGACTTGTATTGTCTGTCTTATTGACTATAATCTTATACTCAGGTCTAACCCTTTCATAATTATAGTCATCAATTGTCTCAAAACTAAAAAGAGTCTGTACTTTTAAACTGGATCCATTAACTCTAACAAAGTCAATTTTTGCTGACTTATTTTTGTCAGGATTCTGTTCCAGGTCATCAGACAGTTGAGAAAGTTCCTGAATAAGATCTTCATCTGGCATATTTTTCCACCCCTTAATAACCTTAATCAATTTAGAGTTGACATCCATATCTTTTAGGATCTCTATTAAACTCTTGATTATTTTGGCATCTACACTTGAAATAGGGTATATTCCACCTTCACTAATTAGATCATAACACTCTGAACTCTCTTTTAAGCCTTTCATTTATTTTCTGATTTGTTAATTAACAAATTGTAATACTCTGGATCTTCATCCATTATGTACTTCATATTTGAATTAAAGTCATTCATTAATTTCTTTTTTTTCCAGTCAGAACCATCCCATATATCATGACACTTTCTACAGTGCCAGGTTATGTTTTCTGGATCTGAAATAAGATCCTCTCTTTTGGACCTGGGAATTATATGTGAGTTTGGAGATGCCCCTGTAGATCCACAACCCCTACACTCTGAACTCTCATTTTTAACCTTGTTACGCTTTACCTGGATGTACTCAGACAAAGTTGCCTTCATCTTTACACTCACAGGATTTAATTTGCTTTTTTTTAAAGTAGAGGTTCCTGGACTCAGTGGACCTGAAGACTTAAGTGCAGTATTTGACTTAAGTGAAACCTTTGAAACCAACTGTTTTCCTTTTTTCAAAATGCCTGCCCTTTACTAAAATTAACAAACCTCTTTATATAAAGAGTCCTATTCCTTTGCTTTAACTCATCAATACATTCATCCTTACTGTCACATGACATGCATAGTTTGCTTTTTTCATCACACAGAGTTGTAGAAAGAATACAGTTTAAAAATCCATCTGGAGTATTATAAAACCGTTTTCTCTCAACCTCCTCATGGTATGGAGTCTCCTCAATTTCAGTAGGTCCTTCCAGGATTTCCATAACTTGGAATAAACTTGGAATACTTCTTTGCTTTAATAATTCACTACCGTATAAAAATCTATATTGGTCAATTTTATCATTCCACCTGCACACCATTTTCTTTCCAATTATCCAATTTAAAGGAACTGTCTTCCTGGTTATTTCCATAGTCAGGTAGTAATTGTAAGTGTAGCAAAAATAATCGTATAGAAAATTTAAACCCAAGGACTGTCTTCTTATGCCTTTCTTTTCAAAGAGACATAAAAATTTATCTATAGTTTTATCTGAAGAGGTTGTTTTTTTATAATTGAACCTATCAATACCATAGAATGCTTTTGTAAAAATTTCATATAACTTGTATATTTCTGAATTTATTTTCAAAATTTATAAGTTTAGACCTTAAATGTAAGCATAAAAAACGTACATCAAAAAAAATAGGTCAACTAAATTGACCTATTATAAAAAACATTATTTTAAATATTGCTTATGTCCAGTCCAGGACTATATCAACATGACCACTTGATGGAAGTTCTGTGGATGCCTGGTGATCTGTGTATAACTGATCACATGAAAAGTTATCTTTAACATTGTCTAAAATAGTCCTTCTAAACCATAAACCAAGGTAGGAGTTATTTGTAAATGATGATGAAAGTAACACCTGGTTTGACACTCCATCTGCCTCTGTAAATGCACCTGAATATGGAGTACCTCTAAATGAAGTTATTTTTTCCATATAGACATGACCACTTGCATCTGGAGTAACCGTTACTGCAGCTACCTCAAACTTGCAATAAGTTCCTGCAGGAATAGTAAAGTATAAATTAAGATTTGTTACTGTACTACCTGTATCATTTTTAAGTATCAATGCCTTGGTCTCTCTTAACTTTTTATCAATGGTATATTTTGAAATGTCACCAAATAAGTTATTAGCCAAATCGTTTGGAGTTGCTGTTGAAGAGATAAAACCTCCCAGAGACTTTTCTGGATCTGGCTGTGCCTCATTATTTTCATTTGCTCCTGTATAGTATATTTTCATTTTTTATGACTGTTTAATTCTTTGAACAAACCCTAAAACCATATACTCTGGTCTACTTTCATGGTGATCTATTGCATCTTTCCCATCAAGTTGTACCAATGGTTCAAACTCTGTTTTACCACTTATAATTCTGGTATCTCCAAAGTCTGTCTTTCCTGCATAGTTATGCTGATGACTTGATCCTGCACTTCCTGTAAAGTTATCGGTTGTTGTATCATAGTTCTCTCCTTTTACAAAAACCCGACTATCACCTCCAGAGTTTTTTGAAACATCAAAACCTGGATGGGTATGCTCTGACTTGGTATCATTTGTAGTTACACCTGAAAAATTATGTTTGTGGTCAGGACCCTGCAATGAACCTGCTTGGTGCCTGTGCCTTTGAATACCTGACTGTTTACCTGTTAGTAATACAGAATGTGTTCCAAAGGTATCTCCAACATTATCAAACTCTGCTGTCAGATAAGTTCCATAACTTGAACCTCTTGGAGTACCATAATTTGCACCTCCAATAAACCTTTGCCTTAAGTCCTGAGTCCCATTTGACCCATTACAAAGTGCCCAACCTTGGTGCCTGGTACCTAATATTGCTTTACCTGAAGAAAAGTCTGCCATATCAACATTAGATAGCATCTTTATGTCTCCCAACTTATCTGTCAAGCCATTTACCTCATAAACCTCCCAGGCTGAACCATTAAATGTACACCTAAGAACAATTGATTTACCTGTCAAATGAGGAAAGTCCATCTCATCTACAGAAAAGGTTCTAATTACAGTACCTGGAGTAAAGTAGGCAGTAAAGTCATCATTTACAGTGAGACTGAAACCTGCATCATTAATACCTACATCAAATATAAAAGTGAATGAGTTTCCAATTAGTGCCCCTGCTTTTTTAAGACCTATTATGTGGTTTACTGTCATTCCACCACCACCTCTGACACCTTTACATCTTTGTACTGACTGATCAAGACCAACCTCAAACGTGTTTCCTGGTGCCCCATTATCCAACTCAAAAGTTCCATACCCAAACACATCACCTGTTTTAAGAGATGCAGTGAATAATTTGTAAGAACTTGCATCTTGCAGTACTGGAATAAACCCTGCAGGATTTGAACTTGTATAAACAGACCTTACTGGACTTGAAATAAGGTCACCGTTATCATCAAACTGTACCTCATTGTAAAAACCATTTGCAGTATCTGATGGAATGTCTAACCACTGAGTTGACTCACCAGACTTATGGTACCTGTATTGTATAACATACTTGTATCCATTTGATGGGACTGGTAAATTTAGGTGACCATAACCACATGAAGATGGAAAAGAAACCTGCAAGTCTACTACATTAACAACACCTCCATCACCTATAGCCTTAATTTCCACCTCATCAACTGAGGGAGAAATAGTCAACTCATCACCAACGGTTAGTTTGCTTGGATCATGTGACTTAAGAAAACACTTAATATCTGATCCTACAAGTGTGGAATCGTATATTTCACTATATGACCCATCCTTATAATAAACCCTCCAACCATTTAACTCATCATCTGAAAATTGACTTGTAGTTTTATACTTACCTGAATCTATTGATCCTGAAAATGTTATAGTCCTTGCCTGTGAATCTGAGGTCCAAACATTACTTCTTAAACCCCAACCAACATTTACAATATTTTTATCCCTGGCTGTAGACTTTTCAGAATACTTTACCCACTCAACCCCAATTAAAGGATTGGCTGCTTTTATTATATTATTTAACTTAAACTCTGCTGAAGACTTCCAGAACTCTGTTCTTTTATCTTCAATGGATACCGTACCACCTACATTTTGACACCTGGCTATAAAAAACTCCAAACCATCTGACTTGGTAGGTGCAGTGTTTAAAGATGGCTCTGCTACCAGTGATAAGGTGCAACCATCATATTTAAAAGGATACTTTTCACTTGCCAGTGGAACTGCTCCAGGAGTGAATGTTCCAACTACCTGGTATGTTAAGTTAGTTTCTGCAATAAAGGATCCATCCAACAATACTGTGCTATCATTAAGGACCTCTACAACCTCATACTCCAGTGGATTCACTGATGACCCTGGAAATGAGATCTTACTTGCAAAGTTTGGTGCCCCTCTTAGGACATCTGTAAAAACAGTACCTGATCCAGTTAGATTTCCGTTTGCATCTACACTGACAGTACCAATTTCATTTGTTTTATAACTGTGGGAAATTTTTACCCAGTAAAAAGCACTGTCATTTGGAACTACAACATCACCCACAACATCCTGAACAATTATCTGTGCAGCATTATTAATAGCAAATGACTTGGTTGCTATCTTTATTTTTCCTGACCCAAGGACATCCTGCTCTACCCTAAAATTGCTACCATTAGCATCTGCCTCATACCTCAAAACACCAAATGATCCTGAGTTTTTGACCATAAGTTCTCTAAACCCATCCTGGTCCAGGAATTTTATAAGCCTATTAAGTTCTGCTTTTCCAAGAAATAGATCAGTGTTATTATTTAATATTGCCATTTTATATTTTTATTTACAGTTGAATATCCAGGTACCTCCTTCATAAATATAAGTATTTTTACCCATAGTTACATAGGTAACATTTCCTTGAGAATTGTCAGTATCTGTCCATGTACTTAATGCTGTATATTCTTTAAGTGTTATATTTTTTGTAACCTGGTTTAAAAATAAGTACCTATCTCCAATATTAAGATTTGATGTCAAAGGAGATGTTATTATGTCATCTGAGGTTAACTTAAGTGCTGTTGAGTCCTCCACATTTGTAGGTTCACATGGATTTGTAAACCTGAAGTCAAGTGCTGTGTTATATGGTATGAGAAACTCTCTGGTCACATCAACCACCTTGTCATTGTCATAATTCTGATTATTGTTGGTACCTTTTGTTTTTATGAAATTAGATCCCTGGACAAATCCAGTACTGTAGCAAGTACTCAATGGTCTCACTTTAAAATCATAAATTTTTATTGCCCCAGAAACATCACTCTCACTTCCATTATCCAATAAAACAATTGGAGAAATGTAACACACATCCTTTTCATTAAATTGTAAATGTTGAGGAGGTAGGTTGTTGAAGTTTGGAAGTCCTGGAGGAGGAAAGACAACTAAAAAGTTAAAATCCTTTGTTACCTCAACCCTATAATCAGCCATTGCTGCATGAGATGGCTTTTTGTACTCAGTTCCATAAATTATACCTCTTACCAGGTAATATTTATCATTTCTACCTAACTTATGCTTTGTAAAAAAATAGTTGTAGTCAAACTCATGAAACACCTGCTTAAATGAATTTGTTACCACATTGCCATTTATGTCATAACCAACAATACCAAATGTAAGGAGATCATCAAGGTCCTCCTGCTTAACCTGGAAGGTTATTTCATAATCCCATTTTTTATCTACTTTTATTAATTTTGAAAAGTTTGAGTCATACTGTATTCCACCAACTTGTCCTGCAGGTATTGCATTAATCTGCATTACTTTTTTAGCTGAATCTGTTACAATTGAAATGTTACCTGGAGATGTCAATGGATACTTTGCCAAATCAACAACATCCTCTGTTTTCTCATATGCCTTTGTAAGATTAGAGTCTGAATAATTACCCCTGTACATTGGAGATGCCTGGTTTACAACCCAACCATGTTTGTAATTAAACACCTTTGAAAAATAAAAGTCACCACACTTTGTAGAATTATAGCAAAGGAGTCTTAATAACTCCCCATCAACACTTCTACTGTCCAGAACCTTATCCTTTATGATCTCATAGGTACCTCTGTGCCTCATTTCATCATAGGTATTATTCATGATGTATGTAAGTTCACCTATAGTCTCAGATCCACAAAAATAAAATGTTTGAGTCTCCAGATACTGCTTAAGTATTTCATAATTTGAAGTAACATCTGAAAGTTCAAACTTCCTGGCATAGCACACAATATATGCAAAATATTGAGTTATTGACTTCCAGAACTCAACAAAGTCCTGGTCCTGGTTGTTTTGATTTCCATCATCACCCCTATCAAAGTATCTTGGAAGTATGCCCTCTTTATATATTTTCTCCAGGACATTTATCATCCAGGATAGTACACATAAGTCTGTACACTTTATTCCTAACTGAGCAAACACTGAATTATTAAATGCCTGACCACAATTTACATCTGAATAGGACCCATTTACCTCAACCTCTTTGAACTCAAGGTCACCTGTTGTATCTGATCCAATCCTTTTGTACCTATACTCTATTAAAAAAGTAATTGTGGGAGTTACTGATATGGATGATATATTTGAGTTTGTTAAAGGAACCCAGGGAGAGTAGTTAACTCCATCAACTGAATACCTAAACTCTTTTTCAAAAAATCGAGTACCAGTTACCCCAATTAAAGTATCTGTAAATGAGGCTAAGGTGACCAATCCAATGATTGGTACCCCTGCCTTAATTACTATTATATCCCCAATTTCTGATGCCCTATTTTCAACTATTGCCATTAATCATCTAAGTTTGTAAGTATGCCCATTTCCTCCAATGCAAGGATCTGTCCTGATGTAAAGTACTTAGATAAAACCTCAAATAAAGGTTTTTGTCCTTCCCCCTCTACACTTACAATCTTAGTCCTGGCATTTACTGCCATTACCTTTATGTCAATTTTAGTTAACCTCAACTCTTGATGCTTTTCACTAAACTCTGAAAAGTCCAAATCTGGTTTCATGACAAACCCCTCTATTGTAGGAGAAACCTGCAATCCTTTTGACTGAGCCTCTACAATTTTATCTGCAGTTTCTTTCTTTAACTCAAACTTTCCTTTTTCATCAACCACCAAGTACTCATTGAAAAGTTGCTGCTCAGACTCTGAAAACTCAGTTAGTGCAATGTCAAACTTTTTATGTGCCCTGGATATTTCAAATGAAATTGGATTCATTTCCTGTAACTGTGCTAACAAATTAACACACCCAGACAATTGAACATTTGGGAACCCTTCTTTTTCGATCTTTTGTACCATTTCTACCATACTATTTTTCTATTAAAAATTAATTGTTTTTGCTAATATACAAAAGTAAATTGAGTATAACGCTTAAACTTATATTTTTAAACTATTATTATTCTCCTGTTAGCTGCAGGTGCAGTTACACTAACTGTAAATTGGAAATTTTGAGTTGCTGCCCCTGTAGTTGCAACACTTCCTGTTTCATTAGTAGTACCTTGACTTAAACCATTTTTTGCCCTAACATAAACAGTTAAATTTGTTATTGTTCCTGAAGGACTTTGAGGTAAAGTTAAGCTATTGCTATAAGAACTACCAGAAGTTAAAGTTGCCTCAAATGAACTTGGAATGGTAAAAACTACATTTGCAGTTAAGTCTGATCCATTAATAGTAAAAGTAGTAGTTGACTCTGCAGAAGGTCCATTCCCAAATACATAAGACATTCCACTTACTGAAGAAGGACTAACTGAAAATGATGGAGTTGTTGCCACAAACTCAAGCACCTCTAAAGTAGTGTTACTAAGTTTATTTCCTACTCCTGTTTGTGCAGTTGTAATTGCCACTACAGATCCTGCAGATAATGACTGAGTAGAAAGACCAACCCCTACTTTACCAGTAATTGATTGAACATTTCTTTTAGTTAAAGCCTGACCACCTATTGTCCAACCTGACTGAGTTATGTTTGTAGTAGTAACTCCCATTAATAGCATTCTTGAGTTTGCTGCTATTCCTGTTCTTGTTCTTGAGTGAGGTACATTTGCCACATCATTGTTTCCAATTTGCCCAGGAGAAGGCTGTGCTCCTGTGAATGAATAAACATGTGTTGCCAATGGATTCCATGCCTGTCCTGTAAAGGTTACCTTAACCTGGTTTGATCCTGTGGCAGGATTGGCTAATACAAAGTATCCATATTTGTTAGTACCTCCATTATAGTACAAACTTGCAGTTAGCTGAACATTATTATACTTAATGTTACTTATCTGATTAGACTTATTATGAGCCACTGCTATAACAAGGAATCCATTAGATCCAGTATTTTGACTATGATTAAAAGTAACTATTCCACTGTTACCTGCAGTTGTTTTATTTATTGTTTTTTGACCTGCAAAAAGTGCCATATTATAATTGGTTTATATTTGTTACCTCTACTCCTTTAAGGTCCTCCTCATCATAAACCTCTGTATTGGCTATATATACATACTCAAGATTATTTTCAATAAAAAATGTTGAAATGTCAATTTCACCTGACACCAAACCCTCTATGTTGCTTTCAATATAAGCACCCATAGATGAATCATATGTATCATTTATTTCATCTTTCAAAGAAAAATCTACTGTATAACCAACTTCAGTAAATTGATATTCTCCTGGACCAGGACCCAATGTTATTTTATTTATTACTGCATACATATTATTCTGTATAAGTTATTGTCATTTTTATAGCTGATGGAGACCCTCCCTTAGCACTTGCCTGAAAATGTATGTAGTTAGCTGCATTACATGATGCATCAGCAAAACTTGTTAGTGTTTGTTTTGTTGTTGTTGCCTGTACATCACTTGTAAACAAGTCAGTTGCCTGGTTACTACTATGTCCAATATTAAAGTCAATTGTTCCTGACCCAATTATTTCAACCACTACTTTGGTTATTGTAATTGCCACACCTGGTTCCCACATACCTATGTCATCTGTAGCTGTAGGATCTTCCAGGTATAAAGACTTTGTAAGTTCATCACCATCTTGCCATAAGGCATAACCAGTGGTAGAAACACACCTAAGATACTTACCTACTGCCTGGCTTGAATCGTCTAATTGTAAGGCATAATTTGCACCTGCTCTCTTTGCAATAAACCTACCACCAACATAAGTTGCATTACTCTGGGCAGCTAATGACTCTGCTACACCTACGACACCGTATGCTGTATTTGTACCAGTAATATTTGCCCTGAAGATACCTCCTGCATTCTTTAATGATGTACTTCCGTTTAATACTGTCAATGTATTTGAAGACACATCCTGTGCCTCTCCAACAAATGCATATGCCACTCCATTTGCTGAAGGATTTGTTGTCCTTGACCAAATACCATAGTTTGAATTATTGTTATTGTTACTATTTACTAATGCCTGAATTGCATTAGAAAGTCCACTTGTATTTGTATTTGTTGCATAAAGTGAGCCACTATTTGTAGTTCCTGTAACCATAATTGCTGCATCATTTGATCCTGATAGTGCAGCACCTATAGACACTTTTGTTCCATTGTCATAAAAAGATCCAGTTCCCAATACATTTGTTCCTGTAAACCTTGCAGACCTTCCTGATGCACCACTTCCACTAAGATCTGCAGTTAAATCACCTCCTCCACTTAAGTTAAGACCTGTGCCAATACTTAATTGCTCTACATCTCCAGAACTTGCACTATATCTTCCAAGAATACTCGAAGTATTTACATTTTGCATTTTAGCAAAAGTAACTACATCATTGTCTATTGTCCAGGTATCTGAACCTGTACCAGACACTGTAATATCTCCCTTATCTCCATTGGCTAAACCTGATGCTGTTAAGGCATACCTTCCATCTGCAAAACCTTTATCAATAAGAGATCTATCTGTAAAAGATCCACCATAATTTGCAGCATATTGAATACCTTCAGTTACACTTGAGGTATCTTCAAAAGTAGTGGACCCATTTGTTCCAGTTACCCCTGTAATTTTAAAAATTCCTGCTCCTGATGTTAATTTTATTTCATCTGTAGTGTTTAGTCTTATATTTTCAAAGAGTCTTCTTGTACTGGCAGTTGCCAAACCATGACCCAAGGTAAGAGTATCTTTTCCACCAACAAGTATGTCATCACCTGAATGAATATACAAAGTACCATCTGTTTTTTTGTATTCAATAACCCCATAGCTATTAAGTCCACCTGTGGTAGTAAAGTTTACAAATTGAAGACCAATATTTCCACCAAAATCTCTGTGCTCACTAACTGTAGATGAACCAGTATTGAATTTAGTTTGTTGTATAAGGTTTGAGCCTCCATTTCCTGTTCCAGTTGCTCCACCAAAAATCAACTTACCTCCTGTCTCTTCAAATTGTACAATGTCATTTTGAGTAGCTTTTAAAACTTGGAACTTGGCTCCATTCCAAGTAACACTTGAACTTGATGCCAGTGTATCTGAGTCAGTAAAGTATGCTAATTGATTTGCTGATCCTGATCCATTTACAAAGTTTACATCATTTGTGATCTCAGATCCAAGTAATTTTCTCCAGGATGCTGTTGTTGCTGAATCTGCTGCTAATACATGTCCTGTAGTTAATCCTGCTAAGTCTAACAAGTTAACCTCTGCTGCTGTAGCTGTCACATCTGTTACATCTGCCAAAACAACATCTGCCCACTGACCCTGACCTACTGTAGTAACATTCTTGAAAAATCTTCCTGTAGTACCTTCATTTCCATCAATCAACTGTAAAGAGTAGTGTGCTCCAGATCCTGAGTTTGACACTTGAAACTTACCTCCAATATTGACACCTGCTGATGAGGCTACTGCCTTACCGTAAATACCAATGCTTTGAGTTGTACTTCCCCCTGTGGTAACAAGACCATAAATACCTATTGCATCATATGCACCTCCACTTCCTACTGATGATAACACCCCATAGTTTTCTGATCCTGCACTATTTGCAAAATTGTTAACGCTTAAGGCTGTTGTTTTTGATGATCCTGGATCATTTATATGTAGTCCTGATCCTGCTACAGTTGCACCAAATAATGATGCATTTGAGCCATCAAAAATGAAGTTGGCACTTGAAGTAAGTGTATCTGAATCTGACCAATAAGCCACCTGGTTTAAAGTACCAGACCCATCAATTGCATTTGCAACCTCAGATATGTCTATTGTTCCCCAAAGTAAGTCAGTACCATCTGACTTAAGGTATTGACTTGCTGTTCCTTTTGCTAACCTATCCCATTTTGCAGTACTTCCCTTACCAACAATAAGATCACCTCTTTGGACCACTGCTGCTTGAGTATCTGGATGTGTTACACCATCAAGTAAGTTATGTGATGCTCCTGCAGATATTACTGAAAGGAGTACTTTTTTATGGTCATTTGCTGATGCATCCCACACCATTACAAAGTCAGTGGTTCCAACTGGAGTTGAGTCTATTACTAAATCATTTATAGTTCCCCATGATCCTGCTCCAGATCCATCTGTAGTCATAAAGTATGTAGCCACAGATCCTGTTCCCAGGTTAAGTCCACTTAAATATGCAGTTCCAAACATTGCATCACCTGGAGTCCCTGAAAACACCTCTGCTGTGTTTGTTGCCTCTTTTATATAGGTAAACCTTCCAAGTGAGTCATCATGACCAAAAAAGCCAACTTTTGCTCCTCCTGAATTATATTTAAACTCAACACCTCTGTCCTTGGCATCATTTACTGCATCATCACCTATAGTAAAAACTGGATCCTTTACGGTTACTGTAGTACTATTTACTGTTGTTGTTGTTCCACCTACAACCAAGTCCCCAGTTACTGTAAGAGTTGTACCATCCCAGGTAAAATTTGCATCACCTTCAAGTTGAGTAGTAGAAACACCACTATACACTGCTACCTGGTTCTCGACACCTGCTCCTGTAAGTCCTGGGTCCTGGTTTAATTTATATTCAGTCCCATCTGACTTAAGAAAGTATATGTCATTGTCTGGTTTCACAAATACCTTTCCATAAGTTGAGGTAGCTGTAACTGTAGAACCTATGCTTTTTAATGACATTGCCCCTCCAACGGTGAGTGTTTCATTTGCCACTGTCTCACCAACACCAACTTTACCACCATTAAAATACAATAGTGAGTTTATGAAAGTACTTGGTGCAGAGGCATCAACCAAACCAAAGGTTAACTCATCATCTGAAAAACCTCCAGTTGCTGAATTATTTTTTGCAACAAATTTAAAACCTCCAATATTAGTTAGTCCTGTACCAAATAATGATGAGTTTGTAATAACAAGACCTCCCTGGTTTGACACTGACTCATGTGATTGAACTATAAAGCTATCACCTGCAGTGGTTCCAGTTGTTTGGAATAATGCCCCTGTACCAACATGAAAGTCACTTAACTGAGTATCAACTGCTGTACCTGTGTACCCTGCCTTAGCAAGGTTAAATCCAAACTTACCTGCTTGATCAACGGTAAGCCTTAAGTTTGACTCACTATAGCTAAGACCTCCAGTAAATAACCTAAATGGAGAGGTTGTTCCCCTTGCATATATATTTATTGCTCCTGGTACACCATCTGAAATAAGATGTACTGCTTTTTCAAAGTATTTTTGCTCTCCTGCCCAGGTACCAGATCCAACTGATCCTGTTGCTGATGAGATTAAACTCCCTATTGTATAATCAGTACCAGAGTCTAAGGATGCCACTTGTATAAATGACTTGGCATTTGTTCCTGTATTGTCTTGTCTGGCTACAATACCCTTTTGTGCATCGACATCTGAAAGTACATGAAGTCTGTCTGTACTTGTCTCTGCACCAATACTTACATTTCCAGTGGAATGTATTCTCATTGCCTCAGAAATGGTATTTGCTGCTGCAGTACCAAATATTAAATCTGCTGATGCACTTGAACCTACTCTGGTATGGTATAAAGCACCCATGTATGCCAAATTCTTTACAGTACCACCTGTATCTTTTCCTCTAAAAACAACAACTGAACTGTTATTTGCAGTTAAGTCTTCATTTTCAAGTACCAGGGAATTATTTAGTGCAGGAGTTGCATAAACATATGGAGTGTTATTGCTCATGGTACCTCTTATGGACCCATCTGCATTTGCCAAACCTCCACCATACTTAACATGTAAGTGAGAACTTACTGATGTATGTGGACCAACTGCCAAACCACCTCCTGTAGATAAAAATGTTGAAAGTCTTACAGAGTTAGAAGATATTTCAATGTTTCTACCTACAAGACTTGTACTTAACCTGGCACCTGAATTACTTACAGAAATATCAAAATTGTAATTGGATGTAGCTGCAGTATTAAAGGTTATGAAACCTGATGAAATAGGATCATTGCTGATCTCAACCATTTTTGTAGGAGTCTGCACCCCAAAACCTGACTTTCCTCCTGCTGTAAGTATTGCATAGTTGGCTGTTGTTCCATTCTGTGCAGATACAATTAAACCTGTGTTTGTTGCTGAGTTTGTTGCAAGGTTGTAAAAAGTACCTGCATACTGATCTGTAGTTATACCAGTACCCTTAACATAAGCCTGTACTGCAGACCTGTTTTGTATAAAGTCTGCAGGAGTTACTGTGCCCCCATTTGACTGTAATATAAAAGCACCTGCAATGTTAGCACCTGCTACATCTGCAGCCACAGTGGATGAACCCATTACCCCAATTGCTTTTGTTGGAGTTGCTGATGATGCAGTTACTGCTCCCCAGGAACCTACCTGGATACCTTCACTGTTTTTACTTTCAAAGTAGGCACCATATGCATTTTTTGATACTGATCCTCCATCTGCAATACCATATGCAGAATAGTTACTTGCACCTCCACTGGCTCCAAAACTACTTCCATAATTTATGCCTGATGCAGTTCCATTTGCCTCACCATATACACCAATACCACTTGTAGTATTTGCTGACTTACCAGATAGTGCCACTGCTTTTGTTCCCTCTGAATTAAATAGAACTGATCCATTTATTACACCTGCACCTGCTGTAGTTCCACTGTCAAGTAGAACTCCCTCAGTCAAGGAATTTCCTGCACCCCATCTTACAACCCTTCCTGCTGTACCAGTACCCAACAATAAAGTTCCACTTACATCTGGCAATGTCCAGGTCCTGGACCCAGTTGTGCTTGCTGAAGTTAAATTACCTCCAGACCCTACAGAAAAATTTAAAGTATCACCATTACTAATAACAATGTCAGTTCCTCCAGTAATATTTGCTCCTGTAAGTACTCCTGCCAATGTTCCTCCTGCTCCTGATACTGCAGAATCAACATACTGCTTTGTAGCTGCATGTAAATTTGCTGTTGGATTTGCATGCAATGTAACAAAACCTGTTACCGTTCCACCTGCAATTGGCAAATAGACACCTACTCCATCAAATGACTTCCAGGTTGTTGTTCCAATGTCATAGTACTTTAATATTTTTTGACCAACATTGTCATCATACCACATCATTTTTGTATTTGATGGTGCAGTAGTTCCAATGTGTATTGCTGAAATTTGTCCTAAATTAGTTGTTGGCATGTCTATATTTTTATCAAGTAGTAAACTGTAATTGTCCTGTTGAATTATCTATGGCAAAACCTGATGCTCCTGGACCATCTGCAATAAGGTTTCCATCACTGTCTAAATAAAAGTTCATTGTTGAGGTTGCATCTTGTTTTATACCACCCTCTCCCTCTATAAAACCAACGGTCTCAACTGTCTGAATGCTTTCTGAAATGAAGGCTAATATAACACCAGAGGACAGTGAACCATCAATGTAGGTTGTCGTTATTGTGATTAAAGATCCTGTAACTGATGAAGTAGTGTAAGTTGGTATTATTTTAGTCTCAACTGCCATATTATATAGTCTTTAATATTGTTTGCTGAAATGATGAGTCTGGATCACTTGGAAAAAAGTTTGGATTCAATGATCCTGCTACATTACTTATTACATTTCCAGATAGATCCAACATAAGAAAACTTCTAATTCTTGGAAGTTTATTTTTGGCAATTATAACATCTTTCCCTGGAATAAACTTTGTATCTGGAACTGCTTTGACACCTGTTGTATTTTTTGCTATTGATAGCAATTCATCCCACTCAACTTTTTTGTCTGCAGTCCAGAATCTAAAATCAAGATATTTACTAAATCTGATCTGAATTTCTTTTCTTATGTCATCTGGATTAAATGATGGAAGTAACTCAACCCTAAAAGTAATATCTATAGGTTGAAAGTCCATGTTTCTCAACTCAATAAGAGAGGATGTTGTACCGTATGGTTTAAGATCTGAAATTGATAGATATTTGGATGCTCTGGTTTCAATGTCGTTTAACTCTGAGGTTGTTAGTCCTATTCCGTTTTGAGTTGCTATTGCCAAAACAACCTGGCTGTGTGCATTGGTTCCCTGGTAAAAAACTCTAAGAACATTATTGTTTATCTTACCAAATACTTGAGTTAATTTTGAAATTGTACCTGTAGCTGCTAAATTGGACCCCTCTTTTATTCTTTTCTTGAAGGTATCATCAGCCTCATTGTCCCTACCACCAAAACACCCATACTCATTAACAGTATAGCTGTGACCTGTTGGAGTTGGAGAAACTGAGTCAATAGATAATGGATCTACGTTTGTATTTGATCCACTGGTCTGACTTCTAATTTTAACATATGCATACCCGTTTACACCAATCACCACTGTAGACTCTATGTCAAATACTATTCCATCCCTTCCTGTAAAAGTATTTAGTCCTGCAGTATATGTTGTACCAGGAAGACCAACCACTCTCACAAAAGTTGAACTCTGAGATGAACCAAACCTGGCTGACACCCCTCTTGATTGTGCAATTTGATCTAACTGTATGCCATATGCAGAATCAACTAAAATATGTGCCTCAACCAAGGCAATGTCTTTTATTGCTTTCTGACCAATCTTTGCCATAGCAAAGGTTATTCCACTCAATACGCTATTGTCAGAGATCTTATTTACTTTGGTTGTGTTGTTAAGTATAGTCTCTGCTGCAATTTGTTTAAGTTCACTTATAGTTGACAGTCTTACATTCATAAGACTAAATATATGAAAAATAATCCAATTACAAGATTAAAACACCGTATCTAAATTAAATAACTCACCACTTTTTGAGGTGATTTCCAACTCAACAAACACTCCATCCTGGACCTTTTCTATTGAAGTTAGATTCCAGTCTGAAATAGTATCATCACCATTAAAAATCTCAGTTAATTGTCTTATTAAAATAGGATAAGATACAGAATTTATATTTTGACCTGCAGCCAAGTTTTTGTTAAGTCCATCCTCAATAAATTCAGGATTGTCTCCTTTTTTTAAATTTACCAGGATATTTACTGTCTGCATGAATGCATCATCACCAGACAAAACTTTAAGATCATTGTCATCCCAGGTTATTTTTTTTAAAACATCCTTACCCTTAATTGTCTCTCTACTCAGTATGTCAACCACTGAGTTAACCTCAAAGGACTGGGAGTTTGAAGTAGTTACATTTAGCTTTGTGCCTCCTTCAGGAGTATATGCCTCCTCCCTTAAGTCATTCCTTATTGCTATGTCATACCAACTTTGATGCTCATCTGCAAACCCTAAAGTTGATCCTGTCATCATTTCAATGGTTTGCCTTTGTTTAAGAATTACATCAGTTTCAACTTTTGAGATAGCATGACCATTTGTTGTTGAACTCCTGGACCACTTTGGAGTATTTAAAATTGTTACAAGTGTTAATTTTATATTATCAACCAGTTCAAGTAGGTCCCAAAAGTCATTGGTTTTAAAACCATTTCTGTTTGAATTTATAACCTGATCAAGAACCTGGGACTCATTTATCAAATTGTTTAAAAACTTTAATTGAGATGAAGGCACCATTGGTGAAGTTCCAGAGTAGTACCCTATTATGGGACTTAAATTATCTGAAATAAATATGTCATATGCCAGGAGGTATTTTTCCAAATCATACCTTGTTATGTCTTTAAACTTTTCTAATAAATTGCTATCAACCATGGCTATGAAATTCTAAATGATGTTACTGAGTTTACTGTATCCTTGAAAAAATCCCTGGTCTTGGAGGCAAGAGTATTTATATTTTTTGCACTATTTTCACTTATAGCCACTTTTGCTCCTTTGGCAAAGATGTTTGCTCCCTGCTGTAACTTTGATAGGACAAGCATTGTCTGAAGTGAACTTATTCTCTTTTTTGGTCTGACATCTCCAATTGTAGCAATTGTTGTTAAACTAAGGCTATACTGCCAAACCCTATTGCTACTACCTTCATCCATAGTCAAAGAAAAACTTTCCTTCTCAACTAAGTGTGCCTCTCCAAGTGTTGGATTATGAAAGTAAAGCCTATGTGGTTGACCCTTATAATCTACAGTTACTGACTTTTTTAAAATACCCTGCATTATTTTTGTGCAGCCATAACCAGTTTTTACTGACCTACTGAAAGGAATTAATGCCCTTGCAACCGTTCCTGCTGTAATACCTTTGGAATTTTTAAGTAACTTTATACCCAGTGCCTTAAAGTCTACCAATGCACTTCCTATAAGGACCTTAAATGTTCTACCAAAGTCACCATTTATTGATACTGTCTCAGGTATAAAGTTATTTGTAGAAAGTATTGAAATACCACCTGCAGTTTTCTTTATGTTTGTAAGTTCTGGCTCTGACTTGGATATATTTTGAGGCATAACAGGAAATAAAAAATAATCTACAGTATCACCATCAGAATCAACTAACTCCAAACCCATCATGTAAACCTCAAAGTCCTTTGGAAATAATGCTCCAAGAGCCTCCCTACCTATGTTATCAATAAAGTTTCTATACCTTCTATTTGCCTCCTCTTTGGTCATCTTATTTTAAATTATTGGTTCTATGTCCCTGTATGTAATTGTCACCTCCTCTCCAGATAGTATGGCATCCCTAATAACTGGATATATTTTTTCATATGCAACCCTACTTGCTCCTCCTGAATAGGTTGCAAAACTTGCTGAGGTATTGGGCAGATAACATCCTGCAGTGTGTTTTTCTGTATTTCCTGGATGAATTAATATATACTGAAAAGACATATTTGGAGTTACAACCTTCCAATTTGGAGAGTTGTGAACACATAACATACCCTTATACCATCCAGGCTTTTTATCCTTATACCTTGCAGTTTCTCTGGCATGGTAACCACCCTCTGATCTCAGAGATAGTTTGTAAGTTCCTTCAGGAACTCTGGTCTCACTCATTACCTTTTCTTTTCTCTCTTCATCTTCTATACCAAAACACTTTGATACCCCATCAATCTGCATTATACTCATGGATGCATTACCATTGTCTGCAAACCTTAATATTTCAATTTTCATAATTACTAAATTTAATAATTTTTAACTTAAGGTCCCAGTCCCTGGTCCAGTTGTTACTCCTGATCCTACAAATGCAGGAGTAACTGCAGTTGTAACTGGTATTCCTGGAGTCACAGTAACTGTTGCTGACTTTATTGCTGTTTCAATAACTCCTGCAAGATTATTTGCAAAGTCACTTATTTGCTTTTGAGACTCATCTGTTATGTCAGATCCAGTTGTTTCTACCATAAAAGCCTCTATTTGTGCAGCTATTGCTGCTTTTATTATTGGCATGTTATTGTATTTTTAAGTATTTACTAAATATTTTTGTTGTGTTTGTTTTTAATGCAAGCAATTGTGCTGCATTTAGCAATGGACTTGGACCTATTGAAGTTGTAACTGTAGTTTTCCCAAGTTCATCCAGGATAGAATGAAACATTGCCTCTGTCTCCTCTGCTATTGTAGCTGTAACTGTAGCATCACCCATCTCAAAACTCTCCTCCTCTATTTTGTAGCCACTTGTACCCTCTTTAATCCTGGACTCTATAGTTTCAAAGGTCATGTCAGAGAAAGTCTCTATATTTTCAATAGCATCCTTAACTACCCTCCTGTCTGATACAAATGACTTTGTAGATATGGCATCTGATACATTTAGGTCAAATGAGCCACTAACGGTCACTTTAAACTCTCCTTGATCCAATGCGTTTCCAACATTAATAAGTAACTTGCCAGACTCCCTTTCAAATCCTGTTACGTTTATTAAAATTTCACCTCTTTTACCAGTTCCAACTATTGAAACCACACCTTTTTTACCCTCTCTAATAAAAGAAAACTCATTCTCTGATATGAGAGGAATTTCCTCTGGATTATTCAACTTTGAAACAATTACTGCCTTATTGTAAACTGGAACATTTACCCAAAAAACTGATGACCCTAAAGTATCTGAAGTTTCTGGAAATTTAAGTCTTTCCATAACCTCTGAGTCAACATCTACATTATGCATTATGTCCAGGTTTCCTCTCCCCATTATACTTACAGAGGTTGTTCTATAACATGACTCTACAAATGCATCTCGATCCTCAACATTTGATGGAATTATAACCCTTCCAGTTCCACAATAGTACCTGGTATTAGATATACCAACTCTTTTCTGTGGGAAAGTCCCTGGATCTGTACTAAACTTATAATAATTATCTTTCATCTATACAAAATTATTAAACTTTGACCCATCCTCTATTGGTCCAATATAAGGTTGCATTGGATCAACTCCTGAAAATTGTTGCCTTTTCATAAAAAAATTAAATACTTCTTTAATTACCTTATTTACTGTTTTTGGATTAATTGTTGGTTTTTTCTTTCCATCTATTGCCAGTTGTTCTCTTGCAAACTCCATTATAAGATCTGTATCAATTATGTTAAAGTATGTAAGAGGGACTATACTACCATCACTTATTTCTATTTCAACCTCTCCACTTACATATTTTTCAACCATACCCCTGCTTACCTTTAACATAGTAACCCTGTCAATTGTTGCCCCTGTATGCATGAAGTCATTTGTTACTTCGTCTACATAAAAAATTTCTCTTGTAGGTAAGTACCTTATCCAGGTGCCTCTTTTAAACCTACGGTCACCATTTATAACAATAGTTCCCTCTCTTGTAAAAGGAAGGTATGCATGTGAGTCAATTAAGTATTTAAGGTCCAGTAGGACTTGCTCCAGTAGATAATTAGCATCATCCCCTTCTTTTTCATGTATCCTGCCCATCCATGATATGTAATTTGAAACCACTGTGAACTTATTACTTCCAAATATTTTTGCATACTCCTCAAAGAGCACTATTGGAATTTTTGAAAATAAGGAGTTTGTATTTCCAAAATTTACTGACTGTGGATCTATTTCATACCAACTGTAAGCCTCTGTTGAAAATGACAAATTTTCATTAATTACATCCACATCATCAATTACCATCTGACCCAACAAACCAGTATTAATAAAGTCCCGTATTTTAGCCTGGTCAAATGGAGGCTCTCTCACTATAAAATTAAACTTATCTCCATAGGTATCTGTATAAAACTCAACAAAAGGTTTCTGGCAGAACTTAAAGAACTGATTAATAAGGGACCCATCTGGCTGAGACATGCTTGAATCTGCAATTGTCCTGTGCCTTACCCCTTCATCAATTACCAACTCTACTATTTGCCATATACCTTTTGGATTCGGTTTTATGATTGCTACCTGGTCTGTAGTTTTTTGTAAAGTCACATAGTCTATTGCAGCACAAATTGCCCTGGCAAGATAAGGTGACTGTGGATAGGTTTCCCTCTGTGCTTTAGTAAGTCCTTTTATAAAAAGGGAAGAACCTGAAATTTCAAAATTAGTAGTACTTTCAACCCTTATTCCAGTTGAACTTACTTTGGTTTGAGGTTGTGAATTTATTCTTGAAGGATCAGCAAGATTACTTAGTTCACCTCTAACCTTGTAACTGTCCCAGGATACAAATTTTTTCTCAAGGTCAATTATTTCGGTTGCAAAGTCAATGATATTATTAAAGTTTTTTAGCTGAGTTGCAGCATTGTGGATAACTGGTATTGCTCTGAGGATGCCTGCCTCAGCTAAGAGACCATAAATCTTCAACTCCAATTTTTTTAGGTTACCTGGTTTACGGTTATCCTTAGCTGTAGTATTTGTGACACCCAAACCTAAACTGGCATCTGATCCATACCCTGCAGAAAATAATTTATCTGGAGTTACTTCTATATTTGATACAACATTTATTAAAAAAGTAAGTGCATCCTCTATAGTATTGTACCTGGCAAAAGAAAGGTCAGCATAGGCACCATTGAATGCATTTCTTTGAATTATCTGACCCTCTTCTCCTAAAAAGTTTTCTTTAAAGAATAACAAAGGCTGTAAGTATGCACCATCATCAATGATAAGTTTTGATAAATCTCTTCCATTAATTGTGGTCAAAACATCTGTAGCCTCAAAATTTGAAACCTGAGAACAATTATCAACCAACCCTATCATGTCGTAAACATTTCCTGGTAACTCATATGGAGATACAATATCTGACCCTCTTGCAGCCTCCTGAGACCTGGAGTCAATTTCTGAATCAAGTGTTTCCATCCTAATCCAGACCACATCATTGCTGTTTATTGCTGTATGAAAAAAGAATGAGTTTCTCCTCAACTCTCCCCTTTCAACTTTATTTAAGGACCCCTTACTTACATAATTACCATTTGGCTTTCTAATAATTGAATCCTCATCAACACCCCACATATCTCCATTATAATTTGTCATTATTGGAGGAAGTGTTATTGTAAAAGTACCACCTGTAGGTCCCACACTGGTTTGACATGTCTCTACAAATTTTGATATGTCAAGTATAGTTCCCTCCAGGTCCTGGTCCAGAGGTCCATCTGACATTGCCCTTAGCCAGATCCATACTGAAATTGTTGGATGTTCTTTTTTTACTGCCCCTCTATTTGGATCTGAATACTTTTGGTAACCTGGATCTCTTAACAGAGAGGATAGTTGATTACCAACAAAGGCAGTTGTGCTCCTTTCCTGAGAAACAGTATTCTTACCTTTCATTGCAACAATTTCTCTTCTTAGCTTTTCGCTTGGAACTGCCAATACAGTGTTTACCTTTAAGGGACCTGACCATTTAACCTCAGTAGCAAATCCATTTAGAATGATAACCATGGCATCACCAAACTCATTCTTGTACTCTCTCCTTTCATCTGAGTCATACATGCTGTATATTCTTTCCAGATTACACTGCTCAAAATCTTTGGCATTGTTTTCCCTGCCAGGAACTGTAACAGTTCCAGTCTGACTGTTAACGGTTACAGTGACATTCCTATCTCCCTCTGTTCTCCTTCTCTCCAAATCTGTAGGAGTGTACTTTAAAAAATCACTTTCTGGCATTCCAGTTATGGCTTTTGGACCATCAAGGAACTCAGATACCGTTTTTAAATCAGATTCATAGTGAACATAAAGAACATATTTACTTGTTAAGTCTGGCATTTATTTTTTTTATTTTATTATATTTTTAAAATGGTACATATGGAAAAAGAGGTCCTGCCCCTCCTGCTGCAGATAGTCCTGTTTTTAACCAGTCTGGTATCTTAATAGTTGACATAGTTTCACCAAAATCTTTCATTGTTGTAATAAGGTCACTTATATTTTTCCCCAAATCCTTCATACCTTCAGAAACATTTGCGTTTTGTCTTTTTAATTCATTTAAACCAAAGTCAGCACTCTTTGCCCTGTTTTTTGCATCAGATCCCATTTGCCTATTAACTTCATTCTCAGCCTCTTGTGGAGACATTTCATTGTTTAGTAGCTTTTCTGCCATTGTAACACTCTCTATTCCAAATAATGACTGGATGCTCCTAACCTGGTTAAGTCTACCACCACCCATTCCTTTTACCTTATTTATAGTCTTCTCATAAAGTTCTCCATCACCTGCTGCCAGACCTTTTTCTTTTTCTTTCAAAAGTTCCAGTGGTGACATATCTGGAAACAACTGTCTAAGGTTTAACATAGAAAATGCCTCTGACTCTTGAGTTGTTGACTGCCTCATTGCCTGATCAACTGACTGTACTATTTGACCCAGGATTCTTGGATCTGAAAACGCTTTGTCTGAGGCTGCTATTTGCTGTACAATTTTGGTATTTACTCCAGTATCAATACTCCCTAATACTTGAAATTGTTTTTGTGCAAGTGTTTTTTGAAGTTCAATAAATTCTGACATGAATGCCTCTTCGGTCCCTGCTGCTCTACCTCCCTTGAATAGTTGGTCAGCAATTTCAATCATACCACCACCACCTTGCATTCTACCAAAACCTGCAAATGTGGCACCCTCCATACCCAGTCCTCTGTCAATGGCTACTGCATCATTTATTCCTTGTTTATTAAGATACCTGGAACCACCTTCCCTAATTGCAGGAAGTAGCATTTGCTCAATTGCCTCATCAAGACTAACATCAAACCCACTAAGAGCCATGTTACCTGCTCCTGACTGACCCAACCTTGCGTTTATACCCTTTCTCCCCTTTACATTCTCAACTGGTGATCCTGTTAATCTGGATAAGTTTCCCAAGTTTTCATCTCTTGCAGGATCAGCAACCATGGATACAAGACCTGCAATAATACCTGCAATGGTCATACCCTTTGCGAGTTTAGCTGCACCCCTTGCTCTGGCTCTGGCTGCTTGCTTTGCTGCCTGCTTTCCACCAAAGTCTGCACCCATTCTTACAAAATTGTCCTCTTTAAAAGAAGACATAGCATCCCTCATGAAACCTCCACCACCTGATCCATCAACATCTCTACCTGACAGTTGTTCGTTTTGATAAGATGAACTAAGGACCTCAAATGCATCTCTGCCATCATCCTTAGTACCTACTATACCCTGTAACCTCGATAAATTTTCTTGAACATTTTCTTTATTGGCTCCAATCTCTTCTCTTGAAGACTGAAGTATTGCAAGGTATATGTCTTTTAGAAGATCAACCTGCTGTTTGTTTTCCTTATCTGCTGAGGCTATATCCCTAAGTTCACCTTTTGCAGATTCCTTTCCCTCCTCTGTGGAGGCAGTACTTAGCTTTCTTTCTGCTGCAATTTGGGCACCTTCTCTTTCAAGCCTGTTTCTCCTTTCAAGTGCTGAGACCTGCTCATTTAAGTTTCTTATAAGTTCCTTTGAGTTTGCTGAGTACTCCTGGGCATCTCTGATCATGTCTCTTGCCAACTCTTTGGCATCTGACCTTACTCTTGAGAACTCACTTCTTACACCGTTTCCCTCAGCACTAACTTTTATTTTCCTTTCTACTGTAGACATATTAAACCTTTATGTTGTCAAACAAATCATCAAACTCCTCACTTGATAAACTATCCTCTGAATCAGATAAAAAGTTTCCACCACCAGGCACATACTTATCATCAATCCCTGGATTGTCTGATATTGTTTTTACAAAGTGGTTATCCAAGTCCTCTTTTTCTTTTTCCAGATCTTTCTGAAGTTCTGCAAAAAATTTGAACTCTTCAATCTCCAGGACCATATCCACAGGACACATTTTTCTGTGCTCTGGTGAAAATAAAGAAACCTTATGCCTTTCTCTCCAGGCATGATCATAAGGATGATCAAGATTCCACTTCTTTATTACATCTAAGAAGTTTCCCTTTGTCATATTTACGATCTCTATACCTTACTAATTTTTTTACTTTTAGCTTTGACTGTTTCAGGTTCCACCTCTTCCTCCTCAAAGTTTCCCTGTGCCAGGTTCTCATATTTTTTCCAAAAAGGAATAAACTGATCCTTATACACAGACAATAATTCTATTGCATCTATTGCATCTATTTTTGTTAAGTCAACCTTTGCATCCTTTAATATGTTTGGGCAAAGAGTTGAAAAGTAAGCTATCATATCAATATAGTCCAGTGCTCTTAGCATACTAACCATATTTGACTGTAGCATGTCTCCATACTTTCCGTTTGACAGTGTAATTTTCAAACTTTCTATTTGAATTAACTCACCTACTGTTGGAAAGTTAACCTCATAACTGTTTTTTTTGATCTTTAATTTTGTTGATCTTTCAATTCCTAAATCCATCTTGTTCTATTTTACTATTTGCTATAAAAAAATAAATGGCATCCATATTTTGAATGCCATTTAAAGATAACTATTTTTTTGTATTTCTCACTTGATGCCTTCTTTTTATGTGAAGATAATTGGTTGAGTGTAGGCAAATTCTTGGTTTCTACCAGAAAGACCGTTCTCTGTTATTTCAAATGAGTCTCTCTCTAAATGAACACCCTTAACCTGAGCAAACATTGGTTGAGTATTTACATCTGACTCCTTTTGACCTGTTGTTGCATCAGTAAAGTCATGTATTTTTTTATAAATATCAAGAGTTATACCCTCTCCCTCTAAGGCTATGTGCTCCATTAATGCATTAACTGAAGTAACCCTTCTAATAACACCCTGGTTACCACCAGTTGTTGGTCCAGATCCTATCCCTGCTGTAGCTGCAGTATTATCAAAGATACCTGCCACACCATCAGACTCAAAATCTATTGAATAGAATGCACATGATACTGTTCCACTCCACTCCAATGCAGGAAGTTCTGAAGGATGTAACCTTCCAATACCTTGGACCTTACCCCTACTTATGTTTTCATTTACACTTATATTTTTCATCTTACCAATCACTGAACCGTTTAGTTTTATGATTGCCAGTGCACCTGTTAATACTTGAGCCATCTTGTAATTATTTTAAATTTAAACTTAACTATCTTTTTTAAAATCCTAAGTAAACCGTACCAGTAAAGAACAATTTAGTTATCTCAGTATTTAATACCACATCATATGTAGTCTTATATGCATCCTGGTCAATAACCGTAACTACATTTCTAAATCCAAGTATTAAATTGTCTGCTGAAGGTTCTGCAGTTCTGTCCTGCAAATATGAAGTAACAAACGCTGTTACATCTCCTGCAGATATTGTGTTTCTATTTGATCCAAGAGGATTCTTAAGTAACCTTTTTGAATTAATAACTATCTCAGTATTTAATTGAGAAATAAGTCTCTTAAATTGTATTGAGTGAGATGTTGCATCTGGATTAAGCAAGAACTGGTTATCTTGTAAAGAGTTTATACCCTGAAGTACCTCAAGTCTGGCTCCATCATTTATGGTAACCAAAACTCCATTGTCAAGTGACTGGTTCTGTTCTTTAATATTAAGAACATGTAAGTCTCCATCAAATGCTATAGTTTTGAAAGTAATTGGAATCTGAGGTGATAAACCTGCAATCCTTCCAAGTGTTGCTGCTGCTTTATGTAAAGATGTTTTTTCTATGAATCCATCTGGAGATGATGTTGTGTTTTTCTTAACTCCTCCATGGACCACTACCACTCTATCATTGTCATAATACTGTGCTATGTCAATTGATCCATTTACAACTCCAGGTGCAAATTTATCTGCCTTTCTACCACCACCTACAACTATCATCTTATAACCAAACGTATCCTGGTTAACAATATGTGCTGCCAATTTACCATTGTCAGTACTCTTGGCATTGTCTTCATACTGATCAGCCAAGATCCAAGAATAATTTAATGACTGTGCTGCCAATAATACCTCATCCAATTTTGTTGTACTGTACACTTCAGTACCTCCAGAAAACTTATTTATTCCTGCATTTGCAGTATTATCTGCTGTGGTTACTACTCCAGTACCTACAACCGTTTTGGACTTTAATTTAAAAAATGCACCAAACACCACATTTGTTTCCATCCAGGCATGCAATGTTGCAATATTGTTGAACTCTGGAGATGTTGCCAGTAAAATGGCTGCTGTCTTAGACTCTTCAATACCATCATAGTGGTATCCATTTTCATCTGCACCCTTATAAGATCCTCTGAATAATTTTACTTGAAATTTTGTAGCATCATTAATGCCAACTGACATAACAATACCTGCTCCTCTTGTAAGTTTTGTACCATCAACTCCTCCTGCAAATGTTGCTGCTGTTCCTGTAGCTGAACCTGTTACAGTATATGCTGTAGAAATACCATTGAAGTCTGATGCACCCTCAAGTGCCACTGGCTGTCTTGATGTAACTGTTATGTTTGCACCTGATGCCACTGCAGTGTACCCTGAAGATCCTGCATTAATTCCATCTGCAATTGCTGATGCTGTTAAACTTATAGACAGTGGAGTTGCAGGAACTGTGTAAGCAAATATGTCTGTTGATCCATTTTTTGGATCTGTTACAGTTAATGTATGTGTGTTTCCAGTTGCTCCAACTGCAGTCACTATAAATGCTGTAGTAGTGGTTGAAAGGATTTCATTACCTTCAACTCCATTTCCTGAAATACCTTCATTTTTATACTGGATTACTGCAGTACCACCATTTGAACCACCTCCTGAATAAGTTATGGTTGCCTCTGCAGCTACGGTTGTTGCTGCTCTTGCATATAGCAAAGATGATGCCCCTGGACTTACTCCAGGACCATTTGGTTGAAATATCTTCTCAGAAATGTCCCAAAGAATACCACCTCCAACTGCATCCCTAAATTCTTTTAGTGTAGAGGAAGAGTATATTGCATTTGTTCCTGATGCAAGTGTACCTGAGATACCTGATCCTGCTCCAAAACCTGAACCACTACCAGTATCTATAATCAATACATTTCCAAATGCATTTGCTGATGCAGGATTGTTAACACTTGCTGTAAACTGTGAGTATGTTCCTGGCAATGATGCCACACTATTATTGAAGTTGAATTTTGTTGCCATAATAATTTTAATATCTTATGTATCTATTTATTAAATATAATGAAAATTTATCATATTAAACCCTCTGTTTCAAATAACTTTTTCCACTCTTCTTTTGTTTTTTTACCGTACCCCTTAAACTTTAAATTTGCAACAAAGGCAATTGCACCATCACCTGCTGTTAAATTACAATACTCTATATGACTAAATAAAGTTTTAACCTTTTCCTTTTTAGGTTCGTCTTTTTTTATCTCAGTTTTTTTTGTTGAGGTTTTTTTTGTTGTTTTTTTAGCTGCCATTTTATTTTTTTTT